TTTCTAAATGGGTTTCACAGCGAACGCCGTCGCGATTCTGGCTTGATGTTCTCCTTCACCAGATCGCGGCGGCGACATTTTTCGGATGGGACTTCATGACCGGATTCACGAAGCTCTTCTCTTCGATCATCGGTTCGACCATCTGGCAGGAAAGCCACGCAACAAAAATCGTCTGGATCACACTGCTCGCACTGGCGGACCGGGACGGACTGGCGAATATCTCGCTGCCGGGACTGGCGCACTTCGCCGGAGTCACAACCGAGGAAGCACAAGCCGCGATCGACAAGTTCCAAGCACCAGATGCCTTCAGCCGCTCGTCAGAGCACGAAGGACGCCGCATCGAGCCGATCGACGGCGGCTGGCTGATCCTGAACTACGACAAGTACCGACAGACCAGATCGCCGGAAGATGTGCGCGAGCGCGGTCGCATCCGCACCCAGAGATGGCGCGAGAAGAAGCGTCACGCGTCACGCGTGTCACACAATGTCACCAAGCGTCACGGTGACAAATGTGACGACAAAGCAGAAGCAGAAGCAGACATACACTCTCTTGATAGTACGAACAGTATTGCTACACATACATTCTTCGCTGATGAAGATTACTGCGCGGAGCCGAAAGCCGAATCGGCATCCGCGCCGCCGCCGGAATCGCCCTTCGTTTCGATCCCATTGAACGACAAGTCTGAATTTCCCGTCTACGAGCCGGAGATCGCCAAGTGGCAGGAGTTGTTCCCTGCGATCGACGTGCATCAGGAACTCCGCAACTGCGTCGCATGGAACCTGTCACACCCAGCGCGCCGGAAGACACGCGGCGGGATCAACGCCCACATCACCAGCTGGCTCTCGAAGGAACAGAACAGGAGTAGGGGCAATGGCAGAACAGGCAAGGACGTCATCGACCAGATCAGAAACCACCGAACAATGCCGGACTTTGGATGATGCGCTGTACCGCATCACCAGCCAGTGGACGATCGAGCAGACCAAACTGGCTGGCAAGCGCGAGCAGCTGCTGATCCTGCTGCGTGAAGTAGGCACGGTGCGATTCAAGCACGCCATCCAGCGTGCCATCGAAACTCATCACGGCGACTTCTGTCCGCCGATCGGCTTCTTCCGCAACTGCGTCGTCAGCCGCGTGACCATGAGCGACGACGATCGTGGCTTCTGGCGCGATCCGAACTGTGCGCGTTGCCATGGCAGCGGCTGGTTCTACGTGCGCGACTACGAAGCCGACAATCTCTACAAGCGCGACGGACATCAGGCAGTGCTGCGCTGTCGCGAACCGGAATGCTTGCACGTGGGCGAATCGCGCAAGCAGCCACAATCACAACCAGTCATCGTTGCAAAAGGGAGACAGGTGTCATGAAGAACAACAAGATCACGCTAGCCAATCTCGGCGGCGGCGGATTGATGCGGGATGTCGATCGTGTCTTCTGGCAGGTCTGCGAGAACATAGCCGATCCGAACACCGCGACCGACATCGAGCGAAAGATCACCATCACCATCAAGATCGCGCCGGACACGAAGGGACAGACTGCCGCGATCAACTACCAGATCAAGAGCGATCTCGCCGGACCCATGCCGGGAGCTGTCATCGCGTGGCTGGCAATGGACGGCAATCGCCAGCTCTGTCTCTTCGACAGCGACCAGCGGCAGGACGACCTGAAGTTCCGTCCCGAATCTGGTCCAACAGGCGCGAACGCGTGAGGTGATGCCATGACAGACATAGAACATGAGTTCACTCGGATTACCAGACAACGCTACAGCGCAATGGTCACTCGCTTCGCGCCGCAGTACGACAAACTTGGACGGCTGGCGAAACTCGGCTACACCGTCCCGTTCAATCTTGCCGAGTATCGCGCATGGTATCGCCACAAGCTGCACGGCAACCTGAACGGCACAGCGGAGTGCGAGTACTGCGGCGCGAACCTGCACATGTACGCGATGCAAACGGAGCATCGACTGCCGCCAGTGCAAGGCGGATCAATGGACCTTAGCAACCTGTGCGCCGCATGCGACCAGTGCAACCAGCAGAAAGGCGAGATGTCGGACACGGCGTTTATCGTTCTGCGCAAGCTGATCACGAACCGCCTGACGGTTGACGACATCCTGACGCGCGACGATGAGGATCGGGACATCCCGGTCCTGAACTTCACCGACATCGATCGCACGGACCTGCTGGGACGGCTGCAACGGTGTCTGCGGCTGACGATCAAGAGCCAGAAACGCCAGAAGGTTGACGCCGCCGTCCGCCGGGAGCAGGAAGCGCAGGAATGGGAACGAAATGCCCAGCCGACGCGCTAGCTTGCCCTGTGGCGGTTTCGACGTGCTAGGGCACCAGACAGGGCGCTAACGTCGCTCTGGGGTCAAATGGGAGCGATTTTCGACCGTTTTAGAGGGGGATGACCATGCCAGATGTCAATGACGACTATGTCGCGACTGGGGACGAGTCTACCGACACAACAGAACCTCGCAGCATCGATCAGAACGAGTGGATGACTTTGGTCTACACCGCGCTGCAGGAAATGAACGACAACGTAGGTCACGTGCTCACAGAGCTGCGCGAGCTGCGCTCGACTGTCTCATGGATGCGCCAGACTCTGGGCGTCAAGCCGCCGCCCAAGAAAAGCGCGAAGAAGAAGGCGAAGCGATGAACTGCAATCACGGTCACATGGGTCCAGATGAACGCATCGCTTGTGAGACCGCGCTGCAGATACTGGACGCACTGCGGAAGGCGGAAGACTGGGAGCCGACGGAAATGTTCGTCCTCTTCAGCCACGCGATCCGGCTCGCGATCCATGAAGCGATCCACGAGCTGAACGGCGAACAGGTCGTGCTCATGAAGCTGATGCACGACAAGCTGACCCAGTCCATGGGCGAGGAAGAATTTCACCGGGAGATGGCACGGCTAAAGAAGCTCGCCGTGCAGTAAAAAATGCGTGGCTGGATGTCACGCAGAATCGAGGTGACGGATGCAAGGCAGCGAATTGGAAGAACGCGCCGAGGAGTTGGTAGCGGCGGTGCGCACCTACATGGAACAAACCGCGTCCGCGCATGCTTGTGTCGGCTGGAGTTGCAAGCACTGCGCAATGGATGGCGATCGCGCCGTGGAACTCAAGGGCGACTTCATGAGCGTGATGCAAAGTTGGAAGGAAGTCGCCCCAAGATTCTGAGGTGACACCGTGACTGACGACAAATCGCAGGGCGACCTGTTCGGTCCCGATGACTTCGATATTACGCGTAGTCATCACCACGGCAACCCAGAGAGCGAAGCTGCCAACCAGCGTCTTCAGCCGAACAAGGAAGAAACGCGACTAAAGATTCTCGCGTTCATTGACCAGCGCGGAACGTGGGGAGCCACGGCGGACGAGATCGCAGCAGCATGGAGATGCAGTCACAACCATGTCGCGCCCAGAATGTCGGAGCTTTTGATGGACGGTCGCTTGGTTCGGTCTGGCAAGAGAAGGCTGACACGCACCAGCTCGCCAGCAGCCGTACTGGTTACCAGACGAGTGTTTGAACAGATGGTTACATCCACCGATCCACGCAGAAAGTTGACGACCGCATGATCACCGATCTGATCAACAGCCTGATGAGCGACGCTGAACTGCACCAGCTGGACAAGCTGCTGGAGCGGCGCGGTCCCTGCAATCAATGGATGAGATCGTACGTGGACGAGAGGAACGGACACTGGGTGGGATCGAAAATCAAGATCGAGAACATGTGCTATGTGATCAACGCCGGGGGACGCATGGAAGACACTGCCGAAATGATGAGACTGGTCAGCGAGGACTTGAAGAAAGCTCGATCGGAGATGGACCGAACGTGCAAGGAAGTCTCCACTCTGACCGACGTTGTTCTCCCGCTACTACACACCAACCTGCAGAATATCCGCTCCACCAGAATGTCAGTCGAGAACGAATGCCGCCAGTGCCTGACCGCGCTGCGCGATGTGCGGAAGTTTTTTCTGGAGTCGGATTACAAGACCGAGATCGATCGGCTCAACGAATTTCTTGAACTGTTTGCGCGGATCAAGCAGCTGCAGAAGGACGGCACGCTGGACCTGATCGCCGACGTCATGTTGAAACTCGCAACGGAAGGAGAACCAGATGTCAGGAAATAAAGCTATGCGACGCGCACTTGAGAGCAAGGATGCCTACCGGATCGGATCGAACGTCCCGCTGCTGACCGACGAGACGATGTTGGTCGATCCTGAAAAAGCACATGAGTTCCTGAAGCACAACCGATTCAACCGTCCGCCGAATTATCGCAAGGCGCGGGAGTATGCGAGGATTATCGGTGCAGACCAGTGGAAGCTGCATTCACAGGGCATCATCTTCGACAGCGAAGGGAACCTGCTCACCGGACAGACTCGCCTGATGGCGATCATCCTTGCCGATAAAGGAGCTTGGTTGCGAATCAGTCGCGGCAATCCGAAGGAAGTCGCCAACTTCATCGATCGCGGACGTCCGCAGTCGGCACGCGACCTTGCCACTCGCAAGACTGAACAGTCGCACTCTCCAGCCGAAGCATCCATCGCTCGCGCCATCTGCGCCCTGAACGGTGAGTTGAAGCCATCACCGGACATCATCGCCGTAACCATCGTCGCCAACACTGCGAAGACGCAAGCCCTGCTCGAAAAAACTCACCGCACCAAGAAGACGAAAGCGGTGCTGATGATTCTGGCTGCGATCACCACCACGGCGCGCAACAGCGAAGAGGCGGAACGCATGGCGATCCAGACGGAGAACTACGCCGCCAAGCTCGACATCGCGATGCAGCCGCTGAATGCCGACAAGTGCTGGAACAAGGGAGCCGCGTTCAGACTAGCCATGGATCGGGCGCGCTCCATCGTCGCGAACAACTACAAGCAGTGAGTCGGAAATTTTTGTCAAGCGATTTATTTTCGTGTTGATAATGCGCACGTTATCAGAAGACAATCACCGAAACCGCATGGATACTGGGGATGTGTGTGTTCGCCCATGAGAAAATAGTATTGTCAGTCAAACAACTGGCAATCATCATTTGAATGGAGAACACAATGCAGGACAACAACAACACCAACCAGTACGAGACCATCACCAAGTACGATCGCATCTACGGCTCACTCCACAACGTGGCGCTGCACACCAAGCCCACCACCATCAAGGTAGTCGAACCAGTGACAGGCAAGACGGAGACCTTCGTAGTCCAAACGTTTCGCCACGTGGGCGCGGACGGCACTGCCGGGGACTACGTGTTCGTTGAGCGCATGGATGACGGCGGCGTGGTGCGCATGGTGCTGCACCCGAAGGTATCGACTGCGATCGCATCGCAGAAGGACTCGCTGACCAAGCGGAGACGCTCGATCTCCAGCAAGGCGGCGATGAAGGCGCGAATCGCCAGCGGCGAGGTACTGGGATTCCAGAAGCGAAAGAAGAGCGCGCTGTGAAGGCGCGCTCGATCCAAGCAGTCACGACGGCGATCGGGGAGGTCGCTCGTCGTGAACTGTTGAAGGACTTCCGCCCTGACTGCTGCATCGCCACGGCACGCACCGTCATCCGCGTGCTGCGGTACTACGGCTTCGACGCCCAGCCGCTCGCGGTGCGCGCGATGATCTTCAATCCGATCTACGCTGCCGCCTTCGACAACGGCACGGCGCGGACGCAAGACGACGCTGACTGGAAGGAGTGGATGGACAGCGTCGGTGCGTGGAGCGTTGGAGTGGGCTACCCAGACGGCACGCCGGGATTCGGCGGTCATCTGGTCGCGCTCGTGTCAACCAGTTCCGTGTTCTTCATCGACGCATCACTCGATCAAGCCAGCCGTCCGGCGAAAGGCATCGTGCTGCCGGAGTCGATCTTCATCCCGGTCACTAGGGAGTTCCTGATCACTCCCGGCGAGCAGCTCGTGTTCCGCCACGACACCGGGATGTTGCTGGTCTACGAGCGGATCGTGAATGAGAGCTTCCGGTCGTCGCCGGACTGGAAGGACAAGACGCGAACGAAGCGCGCCATGAAAGCCATCATCCGGCACATTGACTTGCTGGCTTGACACGACGCGCCGCGATCTCACAGAATGACGCAGGAGAACACAGAACAACGCATGTGGAATTATATCGGCTTCACCGTCACGATCGCCCTGATCCTCGCAGGGATTCTCTTCAACCGCTCCGACTTCCGCGAGCTGCGCAAGGAGCTGATCGACGTCCGCAAGGAGATCGCGGACCTGCGCATCGAGATGGTGCGCGACTTCGTCAGGAAGCAGTGATGAAAATCTCGCCACAGGTGAAGTGGCGGATCATCGAGGAACTCGCAGCCGAGAATCCCCAGCTGTGGGCGAAGTGCTATCCGCGCATCTACAACGAAGTACCAGCCGGACGCTATCCATCGGTGCGCGAAGTCGCTGGCGACCTGCTCAGCGCCGCCGTCAACATCGAGGATGGCTTCATGGGCGAGAACGAGAAGGTGGGGATCGTGCTCGCATCCATGCTGGTGATGTACGGCGTCCCGATCTACTGGCTGACGCGCGACATGGCGGAAGCACTGAAGCAGACGACGCCGCCCAGTATCGTCGATCTGAGAACCGCGCACTTCCCTTTCGAAGCGGCGGTGATCATGCTGCCGGAAGGAACGCTGCCGCACGAAGGCGAGGAAGGTGAAGCGCGCTTCGTGTCCTACTGCCGGACCAGACCGGGGATGGACATCCCATCACTGGCACGCATCGCGAGTCCGAAGGGATGGCACGTCGGCGTGCGTGGTGCGTTGAACGTCTTCGCGCACACGACCATCGAGCACCTCATGCACTGGACCTTGCCAGACGACAAGCCGCTCGATCTGGGCAAGCTCGACGACATCATCCAGAAGTTCGGCGGCGAGTGGCAGGGACATGGCACAGAGTTCCCAGACGAGTTCCGGCATGAGATGGACGACGCGGACAATCGCCTGATGGCGCGTGTGCTGCACCTGATCATGGGCGCGCTGGCGTTGATTGTGCGCCGCCCTGATCTGGTGACTGGCGGCGAGCTGCAGAAGCGCGTCCAGCGCAAGAGCGATCGACCGCGCGAGTTCTGGTCGCCGCGCATCATTGGCGAACACTACAAGCTGCGCCGGGAGTATGTGCCACAAGGTGGGACGCACGCATCGCCGCGTGGTCACTGGGTTCGGGGATTCTATCGCGAGCAGCCGTACGGACCGCGAGTGGAAGGACTACGGAAGGAAGTCTGGATCGAGCCGTTCTGGAGAGGTGGAGAGTAACAATGACGCAATGGTTTGGAAAGCATTGGGGCGCTCCCCTCTGTGATGAGACCGAACACGTCGCAACTCCAGTGGGGCGACTCTGTCTGGACTGCGGAGAGCCTATCGCAGAAGAGGATGATGGAGTACTAATTCCGACTATTGCTGAGACGGTAACCATAGAACCGTCTCACCTGAACTGTCATCTGCGTGGCATCGTAGGTTCTGTGGCTCACCAGATGAAGCTATGCTCATGCTACGGCGGCAGCGCAAAGGATCAACACAGTCTCACTCGCCGTCAAGCTGCGGATGCTGCGGTTGATTACTTCTACCGAAATCGTAAGATCGAGCCGTTCTGGAGAGAGTAATGGATGAACTAACTGCTCAGCGAAATCTGGTCACGCACATGAATCACACCATCTATGACTTTCTAAAAGAGCATCCACCGGAGACATTCAACGACGATGTGAAAATGTGGCATGCGTTCGTCGCGTTCCAAGTGAAGGAACTGGAGCGAGCGGCGAAATGACAATGACTAGCGAAGAATGGAAGGCGCGTTACAAGCAGGAGTTTATTCGAGCTGCGAAACTCTCACCCGAACAGGCGCAGAAGTGCGTCGATGCCGCCGACTTTCCTTCGGCCATGGATGGCTACGAAGATGATCCTGAAGGTGCAGCGCAGGAAGAGATGTCCTGCTGGGAACCATAGAGGCTAAACATCATGGGTAGAGCAAACCTGTCACCAGCCGAACACCGCACGCGCCACATGCTGCTGCATCAGGCACTGGACGAACTGGTCGCGGACTTCATCAGGCACACGGACTCACTGCCGTCGAAGACGACAGTCATGGAACTGATGGACTGGTCAGCCAAGCAGACGCGCGAGCCGGACGAGCTGAAGCGCGCCTAAGAAAAGCAGCGCGTGCGAGCTACGCCAGCCAGCGTAACGCCAGTCAGCATCAGCATCCACGTCGAGCCTTCTGCGACCGGAGTCTCGACAGTCACCGTGCCGCCGCCCAGTTCACCAGTGACGGTTGTGCCATCGAAGTTATCGTTCGCGAACGTCGCGCTGACTGATCCAGTCGGCAGGACTTGTGGTCCAAGTCCGAAGAGTCCCAGTACTGCAGGACTCACAAAGCTGACATCGAACGCTCCAAGGAACGCGCCGCGTCCATCAGGAAAGCCAGTCAAGAATGCGCCGTGATCATCCATGCGACCAGCGACCAGCAGGTTGTTGAACTGGTCAACGATGAGCACGCTCTTCAATCCACCAGCGGTGTACTCAGCTTGAACCAGCGGCGGCGTGACCGTGAATGACGACGAAGGTCCGGTCGATGCGGTGAACGTGCCAAGCAATGGGAACTCAGCACCAGTCGTCGCATCACTGACGACGATGTTCATCGCCACGCCAGCCGTCAGACCAGCCGCGCTGGCAGTGAGCGAGCCGGGAGCACCGTTGATGAAGCTGAAGGTGATCTCGTCGGCGAAGGCGCACGCCGCAAGAGCGGCGCACAGGATGAGCAACAGCCAAAGTTTTTTCATTGGGTATCCTCTCGAACCTGAATGGTACAGCAGCAGCTTGAACGGCTGGTAAAATATCGACGACGTGCGGCGGGAGTCTTTGCCTTTTCATCTCTCGCCGGATGTCACACGGCTCCAACGACCGGAAGAATCTGCGGAGCCGTTGTTGTCAGTGGTAACCGAAGCTAGTCCAGCGACCGAAGGCATAGCCGCGCGCATAGCGTTGCCCACTCCCTGAGATGCGGAGATAGCAGTTCTGCACACGTGCGCCGGAGAAATTCAAGGCAAACTCTTTCAGGTCATTCGGCAGGTTATAACCAAGCGCACTCTCCACGTAGCCTTGCAGCATCATGTTGCCGACTGGGAAGTTTGTCGGCAGCGTGATCGTATCACCTTCCTGACAGGTTCCCGATCCCCATGCCAGCTCGAATCCTGCGCCGTTGTTTGGCTGCGCTGTCAGGATCATCCACTCTGCCGTCATCGATCCGCCGCCGCCTGAATAGTCCTCACGCCTGAACTTCAGTCCCGGCAGCATTGCGATCGTCCAGTTGCGCTGAGCTGCGATCGCGTTATTGACAGAGCTGTCGGTGTAGATCTTCTGTGCTGCGCTGGCGTTCGCGACTGACGTGTCAGTGTAGGCATGCGCGTCTGCGGTCGTCGCTGCGAAGCGGTTGTTGGCGTCCGCGACCGTCAGGTACATCTGCGCAGCGGCGCTCTGGCTGAGATAGGTATTCGCCGCATCGATGATCTTGAGATAGGTCGCCGCAGCATGCGCGATCGTTTCGTAGGGCGTCAGTTCTGTCTTTAGCGCATACCGCGCATCGCCCACGCTATAGGTGACGTATGCGCCCATCTCAGTTCGCATCATGTAGCGAATGTCGCCGTTCGGATACGTCACGTAGTTGGCGAGGTCGCCCTTGAACAAGTAGCGCGCGTCGCTCTCAGCCTTCGTGAAGAACGCGAGCAGATCGCCCTTCAGCGCATAGCGCGCGTCGCCAGCTGGGTACGTGATGAACGCTGCCAGATCGGTCTTGAAGGCATAGCGCGCATCGCCCTGCGCTTCGGTGAGGTACAGTCCGGCTGCGTTGATGATGGTCAGGTAGCGTGCATCGGCGTCGCTGAGCCGGATCGGCGTCAGTTCCCAGTATCCCGCGTTGTCGTAGACGGGATCGATGCCTGAACACGCGCGCAGGTTCCAGTACACCGAACCGTTCGAGCCGATGACCAGTCCCAGTCCCTGATACTCTTCCGCGTTCGCATACTCGGAGATGCCGACGCGGCACAGGTACTTGATGCCAGCATCCTGCTGCTTGTCGAGCCAGTTGAACTCCTGACGTGACGGCGGTATCTGGTCAGGGGGCCAACCCGTCGCGATGTCGGTGTCCTGCGGCTTGACAGCTTCGCCAGTGTCGCACCATCCCGGCTGTAGTGGATCAGGGCGGATGTAGTTCGCCATGCCTATGCCTCTTTGGGAGCCATGTTAGTTAAAACGGTTTCGATGATGGTCAGCCGGAACGCCAGCTCTTGAACTGACTTGGTCAGTACCGCCATGAGATCGGACCAGTTCAGAGTCTGCGGCTGAATCCTGCCGTCGCTGGTCAGCTCGTCCTTCTTGCCGAAGACCGCGCCGGGAAAGAGTGCTTGCACTTCGTGAGCGATGAATCCGGCGTGTATCACATTGTCAGACCTGAAGATGTCGCCGTCTATGTCCGCATACTCGAAGCTCACTGGGCGCAGTTGAAGAACCTGCGCGAGTGCGGACTTGAGCGGCTGGATGTTCTTCTTCACCCGATAGTCTGAAGCGACGGAAATGGTTCCCAAGTTCGATACATCGATCCACAGCTGCGCGCCAGTCGTGTAGTCGATGTTGAACGAGTTGCCTTTCAACGCACCACCTGCACCTGAACGGCAGCGATTGCCTGTTGTGGAAGCCAGAGCTGCGTTGCAACTAAAATTACCTGCACTGTCTAGAGTTGCTACAACGGTGGGATTGATAGTAGCTCCAACTGTAAGTCCACTGCCACCGAAGGTCAGAAAGGCGAACCCTCCCGGTGAGCTATACCCCGGCGAGTTAATCCCTAATGCTGATCCTGATGCAGCCTGAGCTATCCAGTTCGCACCATTCCATGTGACCTGTCCGCCTAGGTAGAGACCACCACCCGTGAATATCTGGCTGTTAGCTACGCCGTTGTAGTAGTACACGTCGATGGACGCTGCGCCGGAACCATAATGGCTGCGAATCGTCGTAGCCGCAAAGGCATTACCTGCGGTGAGGCCAGTGTTTACTTGGAACACTATTTGACCTGCTGGACTAGCTGCAAAGTTGGCGAACCCAGTAGCATCTGCGACCCAGCCACCACCAATGAAATGAGCGCCAGCAACGAGGTTATTGGATAATGGAGAACAAAACACGCCAGTACCCTTAAGCTGGAATTGGTTAATTCCGCTGGATGGATTCGAGACAGCCGCGATCAGAGCCGCCGAGAAAGTGCTTCCTACAGTAAGGCCAGTATTGGCGAAGAAATTGATCGCCCCACTGATGTTCGGAACTATGTCGGCAAAGCCTGTTGCGTCCGCAATCCATGCTGGTCCTGCTCCCAGATGTCCTCCGGCGGCAAAGTTGGCACTACCCGTGCAACAAATCGTGCCAGCACCAGCAAGCTGAAACTGGCTGTTACCAGCGGCTGGAACGGACAGTGTAGCAATAATGGTAGGAGTGAACACAGCGCCAACCGTCAAGCCAGTGTTGCCGCCGAACTGAAAGCCACCATTAACGAATACAAGCTCTGAAGGAGCAGCCAACCGTGCTGTCCAGTTTGTTCCATCAAAGGTCTGACCAGCACCTATGATTAAACCGCTGCCCGATAGGATGTCATGCTGTGAATTGCCATTGAAATATAGCGTATGGTGTTCCATTCCGCTAACCAGAGGCGCGATGGTCTCCAATACAGTCGGCGTGAACGTAGTACCCACCGTCAAGCCAGCGTTGCCATAGAATGCAAAGCCACCATTCGGGTTGATATTAGCAGGGCAAACAGCCAGCCTTGACGACACATTCGACTGAGCTGTCCAGTTCGTACCGTCAAAGGTTCCCATTCCAACAAGCGCCAGCTCGCCGCCTCTGCCGACTATCGAATGTAAAGGTAGACCGCTGCTATAGAAAACATGATTTGCTATGACGCCGGGAAGTGGCGAGATACCTTCCAGCAGGTTCCCTGTCGTGTCGCTTATTTGCAGCACTCCAGAGGCCACCGTGATCGGCGGTCGGTTCTGAATCTCCGAGCCTGAGCCAGCAACGCCGAGCCAGTTGGGCGTCAGGTTCGGAGCAGTGTTGGAGATGATGCCATTCGAGATGCTGATACCCGCGCCAGCGTCGTACCCTCCAGCCGGAGACAGCGAGATGCTGTCGATCTGGCTCTGCAAGTTGCTGTGCGCGGTGTTCGCTGCCGTGATGGTCTCGTAGGTCGCCGCCGCATCGGTTATGCTGAGATACTTCGAGTCGGCGGCGGCAGGGATGCCATCGATCTGCGTTTGCAGGTTGTTGTGCGCCGCCGTCGCCGAAGCTATCGATTCATAGGTCGTCACCGCATCGCTCTGCTTCAGGTAGCGTGCATCGCCAGCCGCTTGCGTCAGGTAGAGCGTGTTCAGATCGGAAGCGAAGACATAGAGCAGTTCCCATTGTGTCGGCGAGACGCTAGGTTCCGCACCGATCGTCGCCGTCTTTGCACAATAGAATTTTCCCTTCGATCGGCACACGTCACCAGTGATGTAGTTCGTTGGCGCTGCCCAGTCAGGCAGACCGCGACTCACCAGATACAGGACACCATTCGTCGTGTAGTTCAGCGCCCAGTTCATCACTTGGCGCGTTGGCTTGTCGTTCGAGTGGGGAAAGCCGATCGAGATGTCGCTGTCAGGCGGCTGGGTCTTGTCGCCAGCATCCGCCCATGGCGGGATCGTTCCTACCACTGGTCTGCTAATCATCGTGTTCTCTCTTCTCGTAGCATTGCTTGCAGCGTACCTCTCCCGTCGAAGCCGCATCCCTCCAATTTATGTAAGCGATTTCACCGACTAGAATCTGGCTTCCACATATCGGACATCGCCTGTCGCTTGCGACAAGCTGGAACTCATGCCACATTGCCGATCTACTCTGCTTCGATGATCAGTTCAGTGCAATCGTCCGCCAGCGTGAGCTTGCCGCGCAGCTCGTTCTCGACCATGACCAGCTGCAGCGCGCCTTTCATCGCGGTCTCGATCTGCTGCATCGCCATTTTGTTCTGCCTGAAAAATTCCTGCTGCTTGGGCGATAGCGCGTGGCGCGAGTAGGTTGCTGGTTCCTTGCTGGCTGCGGATGCGAGTTGCGTTCCGTTGTCCATGTTCAGTTGCTCCTCTTAGTTAAATGCTGGATGAATTTCGTTCAGTTTATCCGATAGCTCCTGCACTGCTCTGGTCAGCACTGCGACCAAGTCCCAGATGTTCACGCCCTGCGCCTGAACCTCGCCATCTTTGGTAAGCGCATCCTTGTCGCCAACCACAGCGCAGGGTAGTACTTCCTGCATCTCATGGGCAAGGAATCCTACGTGCTGCCTTCCATCGGAAGTACAGTCTTTGTACTCCGCGTACTCAAAGGCAACGGGTCGCAGCTTCATAATTAATGGAAGTGCGCCCTCGAATGTCTCGACATTCGTTTTCAGTCTATAGTCAGAGTAGACCGTGATGCCGACATTAGAGTAGAGCAGACTGTTCGACCCGAAGATAGTTCCGCCGCCGCCCTGCGCCTGACCATAGCTGGCAAACCACGCACGGCTGGAAGGACGAACGACCCAGCCATACTGCGCGGTGATACAGTCGTTCTGCACCCAGTGTTCGATAAGCCCCGCCGTGTTGCCAAGAGTAATTACAGGCTGCGCTCCATTGAGGTAGAAGCGTATGTATTGCGAATTGTCGGAGGAGTAGATGCGAATCTCCGAGTTAGCTCCACTGATCAGTCTGATCGACGTGTTGACTATATTAAGCGCCCCATTCGTGGTGTTAATTTGCGAAATCCCACTGGGATTCGATATGGTCAGCGCACCTCCAGAAGCATTGTCAACAGCCGACAAGCTGCCATAAACATTAAGGAAAACGCCGGGATAGGTTTCGATGATACCAGTGCTGGAGTAAAGCCACGGATTGGAACGGCTCGTCTGGCCGTTGTTGCAGATTTGAAGATAGCCAGAACCAGTAAGTGTAGCGGGTACTTGGAAATTAGTCGCGCTAAGGTTGCCATTTGAAACAGTAAGACCCATTGCGACATTAAGTCCTGCACCTTGATCGATGTAGATCGTGCTGCCGGGAGCGCGTAGGTACACCGCCCCTGCCGCCGCTCCTCCGGCTATTTGAAACATGATGGTCGCTGGATTGCTGGCTGCGGTTGATTTCAGCTGAAGTACCTGACCCGATACGTACACACCGCCCACGGTATCCATGTAGATATTAGGAGTCGCGGTAGCAATATGTGGGTCTGCACCGTTCGCAGCATAAATTCGTAGCTGTGAAGACTGGTCTGGTGACCATACATAAAGGCCACCAGTGCCGACAACTGACAGACTAGTCGCAAAGAGATTAAAGACTGAATTGCACCTGATGACGCCAGTCGTACTAGCAAGAACTGGATCAGCGCCGTTCGCCACGCTGATGCTCATTGAACGCGAGACGTCTGGCGAATAGAACAGCGCGCCGCCGTTAGTCTGGAAGCCAGCTCCGCGCACGTAGAAGATGCTGGACTGACAGATCACGTAGCCAGTGCTGGAGTATATCCACGGATGACCATCGCCGAACTGACCGTTGTTGCAGAGCTGCATGTAACCTGCGCCGCTCGCGCTCGCGCTGATGTTCAGGCTCTTGCAGTCTATCGAGGATGGAACAACGACCGCGCTGTCGCTGACTCGTTGAAGAACGAGAGCACCTTGCTTCGCGCTGTCTATCCAGAAGTCTGCTTGAGCACCAGTCCAGTTGATGTTGAAGCCATTTCCACTCAATGCGCCGCCATATCCTGCCCTGCAACCGAACGAGTACGCGCTGAAGGTAGCATTGACCTGCACGCCGGAAGTAATGACGATTAGATTCGTGGAGCTGGCTAGTGTTGGGTTGCCAGTGTTGGTCATGCTGATTTGCAACGACCTAGTCTGGTCTGCCGAAGTGACGAAAATGCCTCCCGCTGCGGCGAAGTAATTAGTTGCGGTGTTGTAGATTATGCCTGTTGAACTTGCCAGCACAGGATTCTGGCCGTTGGCTGTGGACATAGCCAGCCAGCGCGAACCATCCGGCGAAACAACATACAAGGCTGGTCCCTGCACGTTGATGGAAGTCATCCCTGCACCCATGTACATCGTGCCAGCCGACACCGTGATCGGCGGCTGGTTCAGGATGTGAGCCGGATCGCCGCTGGCTGCGTTCCAGTCTGGCTGCACATGCGGCAGCGTGTTCGTGATGACGTTGCTGGTGTCGATCGAGATACCAGCCCCAGCCGTATAGCCAGCACCAGTGATCGCAGTGATGCCATCGATCTGAGCTTGCAAGTGGTCGTGGGCGACCTTGGCTTCCGCATCCGTCTGGTACACCGAGTCCAAGTCGGACGGGAACATGTAGAGCAGCTGCCACGCTGCAGGATTCGCACTCGGCTCCATGTTCATGTTCGAGCTGATAGCTGAATAGAACTTATTGTTCGGAGCACGGCAAACATCGCCAGTGATGTAGCTAGTCTGGTTTCCCCAGTCAGGAATCCCGCGCCGCGTCAGGTAGAGCACGCCGTTGGTGGTATAGTTCAGCGCCCAGTTCATGACCTGCCGAGTGGGCTTGTCATCGGTGTGCGGAAACCCGATCGAGATGTCAGCATTCGAGGGCTGAGTTTTATCTCCGGTGTCAGCCCACGGCGGCAACGTTCCCACTACAGGTTTCGTGATCATCGCTTTGTCGGTATCAACGAGATATCCATCACTCGTCCCTGCCGCTCCTCTCGTTGCTGCAGGTATTCCAAGTTTGCCCAGTGACCGATGTCGAATCCCGATGCGCCAGTCTGGTCAGCGAAGCCAAAGAACGGCTGGTCGTACGCCGTCACTTGGTCGAGCAGGACGCCAACTGGGCGCGGCAGGATGTCATAAGTGAGGATCAGTTCCTTCTCGATCGGCGACAGCTCGCGTCCGATCCCGATCGAGAAGGACATGTTCTGGTTGTCATAGACGATGCACTGGATGTTCGGGAACAGGAACATGAGACCGCGCTGGATCGCATCGCCGGAGCCGTCGCTGTGATTCTTCACGATCTCGCAGCGGATCACCAGCCGCTGCGCTTCCCACAAGTCTTCGAGCGTGACTTCATCCTCGCCATCTTCGCGCCATTCGCCGCCGATGATAGCCGGATCGCCTTCATCCCAGAATGGAAACCCAGCACTCTGATCGCTGAACGCGATAAACGGACTGAGCAGCTTGCTGGTGTAGACGATCGGCGCGCCGACGATGGTTGCGATCGTGTACAGGTTGACGCCAGTCGCCTGATCGATGTCCGTCTGCAGCGCCATCGTCTGCAAGCAGTCTTCCGAGTCCTGCTGGAGTTCGAGCAGCACGGAGAGCCAGTCACGGAAGCGGCTGCTTTCCGCGTACATGTTCGCAGTACGCGAGAGTCCCTGTTCGACGCGGTCAAGATACGTCGCCGCCACGCTTCGCCTTCAGTTCCTCGACCTGCTTCTCTAATGCTTGAATGCGCTGTTCCTGCTTGGAGAGATGCGCGAGCAGCTCGACCATGCCATTGACGACAGTCGGTCGCTCTGATGGCGGTCGCCGCGCGATCTGGCTGGGCGGACTTTCCCCCGGCGCGCGCGCAACGAACTGTTCGATTAAATCTTCGAGTCGCATTTAGACCTTCGTGATTACTACATCAGTCGGTGCGAGTGTTGCGATCGACGAGAAGCCGATCGGGATGTCGATAGTGCCGACAGGTGGTGTGATTTTATCGACCTTCAGAGATGTGACCGAGAAGACGTTCGGCATCTGGTTGATCGGCTCGTAGAGGCGACTGTAGATGATCGAGGTTCCGATCGTCCAGTTCTCAATCGTCCAGTTCGCGATATTGATCTGCATCTCGTTGATGAGCGAGTCGCCCCAGCCGGAAAGCGGATGCAGGGAGATCGCGAGGTAGATGCGGACCGCAGTCGGTCGCTGGAAATAAATGTCGTGCGGAAAGCCCTGTACGTCGCTGATGACTATGTGCGTCGTGCCGACTTGAGTCGCGCCGATCGAAGCACGGTTCCAGATCGCTGCAGCGATGTCGGCATCAGCGCCGCCCTGAACGACACACGAGAACGAGTGCGGCGGCAAGCCGTTCGAGTCGGTTGCGTTGTTGTAGTTCTCATACAGCCGCACCTGTGTGACCTGCGGGATGTTCGCGATCGCGCCATACACGCTGTCAGGCACACTCTGCGCTGGCGTCGCGGTCGATGCAGCTCGCCGGATGCGCAGCTCTTCGTCGGTCTCTTCATCGCGTCCGGTGATGGCTGGCTGTACGTTGGTCACCGTCTGCCAGCCGAAGACAGGCGACATGATCTTCGTCAGTGTCCCGGCTGGCGCTTGAATCGCGCCCACGTTGACACTGAGCACCGACAGATCGATCGTGCCTGACGTGCCGATGTAGCCATCCTGAATCGTGATGAAGTTCTCGCTGTTGGCTGTGCATTGAACCAGTGAGTTGATCGGGATGTGCGTTCCTGCGCTGCCAGTGCAGGTCACAGTTCCCTGTGATGGCTCTCCCGGTATGCGCAGGATGCCGTTATATTCGACGACGCGCGACAGGGCGACGCCAGTCGCCGTCTGCGGGTTCCATGAGTTGTAGACGTCCTGCGCGAGCTGGTCAGAGTCTGCCTTGCTCTCCGCATAGATGCCGAGTGTTTGTCCGTCAACCGTGTCAGGATCGAGATCGATGTCCTGCCCAAAGATGGTGCGCATTGCTGTCTGGAGATTGGCGAAGATGGTTGCAAGGTCATCGCATTGGAAACCGTTGTCAGTGACGTTGCTCATACGCCCACCTGTACGCTGACGAGAGTCGAATAGATTGTCTTGACGGTCACGCTCAGAATTGCCTTGCGAGTAGACGAGTCGGCGGTCAGCCAGAACGCGGTGATCTCTGTCACGCCATCCGTTTCGAGGATGCGCTGGCGCAGTGCGGCTTCGCTGTAGTTGCGATCGAAGCGAACGCCGAGGATTGATCGCCACGGCGTCCCTTCGGTGATGTCGAGAAACCACTCAGGCAGAATCAGCAGGAGTCGCGTCTTGATGTTCTGCCCGATCGCATCGGTCTCGGTCAGGAAATCGGTGAGTCCATGGCCGAACGTCATGTCGAAGCTCTCATCGAGACGCCGCGTGATCATGGACTCTTATCCAGCCTTACCGCTTCGGTGTCGGAACAGTGGGTTGTATCGGATGCGCTGGTCCCGTACCTTCTCCCGGTTTCGATCCGCCAGTCGGTGGCTTCGATCCGCCGCCGCCGCCTCCCGGTGAACTCGGTCCCGATCCGCCTTCCTTGAACGTGATCTCGCCGCCCACTGCTTCGCCGCCGATGACGGTGATTTCAAGCACTGACGTGACGGTCTTCACGCCGTCGCCCAAGTCGGCATCGGCGGTCGCCTGTACGGATGCATTACCGATCTTTCCCGGCGATTCGAGATTGCAGATCAGCGAATTTCCAGTCGAGACGGTTGCCTTCACGACAGATTCGTCGCTTGACTTCCATGTTGTAGCGCCGTCAACTTTCGCCGCATTCCCGGCTTCATCCTTCCACGCTACCGATACAACAGCTAGACTCCCAGCTTGCATTGTGCTGCTCATGTTTTCTCCTTTGATGGTCATGCCGCCAGCCGCCAGCTCCCAGATTGTTTTCGGTGGCTGAACAGGGTTGATTAGCTCCAGTTCGACTCTGAGCGGTGTCTTGAAGGACACTGCCAACTCGTGCGCATTACTAAATAAACTCATTGCGGTGGTCCTGACGTAGCGCCGCCTGACTGGACGCCACTATGTACGTGCGTATGCACGGAAGTGTTCTGCGCCGTGACATCATCGTGAAACACTGCTCCCTTATCAGCCCTGACGTTCCCGCTGATTTCAACATCGCCGTCGAGCTTGATAGTGTCAGCCTTGACAGTGACGATGCCGCCCTTGTCCAGCGTGATCAGCGTCGAGCCATCCTTCGAGCGCAGCTGCGCGTGACTGTTGTCGAAGTTGTCGAACACGTTCGGCTGCGAGCGCAGACCGACGATCGCGATCGCGTCGGCAGCATGGTGCTGGCGATAGTCTGACTGCTCCTGCACATCGCCTTTCTCGTTCCAGTTGTCGATCGACCGCTCGCAGAAGATCAGCAGACACTCATCGCCCTGCTTGACCGGGAAGGTCAGCGCGTAGTCGCCGGAGCCGGGGAAGATCACAGGCACGTCTTCGCACACGGCTCGCTCCTGCCATACAGGATCGGCGTTGTCAGGCGCATAGAACTGCTTGACGGCTGGCTTGATCTTCGCCGTTTGTTTCTGTGGATCGAAGGAGTCGATGATGCCGGGGATCGCGGTATGAACATCGAGCAGCTTCGCGTGCGTGTGCGTCTCCAGTATCTGCTCGAAGACACTGGTCGTCTGCTCTTCCTTCAGACGCTGCTTGATTGCCTTTATGTCGATCGCCATTATTGCGGCAGCATATCTTCCGGCGCGAGACCTTCGTTCGGCACACCTCCCGGCTGCGCTGCGGTGCGCGACGCCGGAATAGGTTGTCCGAGACCGATGCACTCGACTTCCGTACACCATTCGTTGTCGCGGTTGTCGCCGCGATGAGTCAATTTAATCACCTTGTAGATGCCGTCCTTGTTGGTCTGGACAGGCGTCGTCTTTGGCTTCTGCGCGCCCAGTGTCTTCTGCTTCTGCATCTTCAGCACGATCGCCGAGTTGTCGAGATGAATTGCGCCATTGATGGCGATCTGCGGATTCAGCAAGGTCTTCGCGGCTATGCCCTTGTCGTTTCGTTCTGCGGCTTCAAGTAATCCGGTGTCGGCAGAGATCACGATCGCTTCGTTCGGCAGCATCGAATTGGAATGAATCATCTGCAGAACGCCATCCTGAATCGACCAGTTGCATCCATTCGTCCGCGCGATCTGCGTCAGCACGTCGCGCGCGTGTCCGCAGAGTGGCTTTCCTCGCAACCGCGCGCCGCCGTTCAACTGGATCACTCCCTTCGTTGTCGTCATGCCCTTGCAGCAGATGTCAACCGCTTGCATGTCGGTTCCGCCAGCTGCCAGAGTTTCGTTGACGTAGGCGAGCCGATAATCGCGATCGCCGTCGCCAGCCGTGATCTCGGTGATGTAGTCGGTCTGGTCGCGGTAGTGTGAGACGAACTGGATGTTGCCAGCGAAAATCTGTGCCGCATTGTCGCGATAGCCAGCCGTCAGGAATACGTCTGTATAGACTTCGTTGATGGTGTCGTTATGCTCGCGCGTCAGGTTGTAGACCTTGATGGTGGCGGTGTTCGGCTGGGCTTCGATGGTCTTGATGATCTCGAACGAGATGCGCAGCTCGCTCAAGTCCAGACCAGTGCCGCCAGCTCCGACAACCAGCTTGCAGACGCGCAGCCAGTTGACGCTCATGGCGCTGCCATTTCATCCGGCGTCAGGTACGGCAGCAGCACGCGATCGCCGAGATCGTCCGGCGTGGCTTCGGCATGCTGCCCAGTCGTGTCGTAGGCAAAGATCGCGCCGATGCCCATGATGTACGGCTCCAGAAAGTCCTGCCCCAGTACGACAGGATGACCAAGCAGCAGCGGCTCGCCAGTCAGCGCATCGGTCATGTCGAACATCCAGAGCTGCGATCGCACGTTGAAGTACAGGTAGAACGTCAGCGACCAGACGCCCAGCTGGGTAGTGAATCGTTCCTTCTCGCTCGCCACTGGAAGCAGGACAGGCATCTAGTGTTTCCCGGTCACGTAGTTCCACGCACCTTTCACCAAGCCGGGACTGGGCGGCGGCTTCGGCTGTTCCGGTCCCTTCTCAACAACTGGCTTCGCCTGTAGCTTGGGTTTCCCCGGCATCGGCTTGGGCGCGGTATAGGTGACGGCTTGCGTTGATACGGTAATGATCTCCTGCAAGTCTGCATCGAAGCTCAGCAATGAAGCAGTATCGGCATCCTGTCGCGCCGTGATGCCGACGCAGACCATCTTCTGGTAGAGCCGCAGTCCGGTCGAAACACTGAACGGATCGACGATGCCCTTCGCAGTGTTCGCTTGCAGCTCCTGCAGCAGCTGGAAGGCGCGACGAGCGCGACCGCTGGATGCGTCGTCATAGTCTGCGCTGCCACTCGGCATCTTCAGATCGCTGACTGCAGCGGTGATCGTCACCTTCAATGGTTGCATGAAGGAGTGATCAGAAATCATCACGCCAGTCTCGACCGGATTGCTCGTGACCTGCAGCTGTGACTGATGGCTCTCGGTTAGCACTGCATCGAAGGTGAGCCTCTCGATCGAGTGGATGATCGTGACTTGCGGAGCCGCGAAATCTGCGAGACCCAGTGCGCCCATATCAGTGCGAAGCGATCGGCTGCAGGATGCGTGCCGACTGCTGATGACGTTTCTTGTTGTCGCCTTCTTTGGTGAGTGCGACCGAAGCCCTGCCAGCTTCCTCCGGCGTTGCCACGTTGATCGTCGCCTTGACTTCTGTATTATTCGAGTTCAGCTGTGATGCATCGATGTGGCTGGTTGTCATCGCTTGCGCTGCTGTCGGCATCGCAACCACGTTAGCGCGAGTAGGAACAGGAGCTACCTGCACACCGCGCTCGCTGCGCTGCTGGGCGATCCCGCGCGCTGCGATGGTCTGGACTCCGGCTGCGACCTTTGCTCCCGGCGCAGGAAGCTCTGGGATCGTTCCCGGCGGCGGACCGCCTACGCCGCTTGTACCTGCTGTCAGTGGCGGTGCTTCCGTGCGTTCCCTAGCTGCCTTCGATTCCTTCCCTTCCTTGGCAGCGCCGCGCGTCTGCTTGTCCCAATCCTTCTTCGCCTCTTCTGCTATCTTGTCGGCGTCCAGCTTCTCGCCTTCCTTGCCGAATCCAAAGAATGCCTTGACCTTCCCGGCGATGCCGCCGATGAAGCCGACGGCTTTCAGTATCCAGTGACCGATGCTGTCGATCCACAGCTGACCGATAACGTTGAAGATGTTCAGGAAGACATCAGAGACAGCGTGAGCCAGTTGCGGAACTACGTCGAGGAAGAAGGCGACAGCTTCATCCCACCAGTGCTTCAACGCTTCCCACGCTGTGTTCAGCGCGTCGAGCGGCGAATAGATCATCTTGTACAGGACTTCGGTGATCTTCGCAGCCAGACTGATGACCTTCGCCGCAACCCAGACTATAACCGCCGCCAGCCCGATGATGATCGCGATGACTACAGCGATCGCGACGCCGATCGCGATCAGGACAGGCTTGATGATGGGCCACAATGCAACCCATGCATTGCCCACATCCCGCAACGCTTCGCCGAATGCATCAGCCGCGTATCCCCACAGCGACTTGAGAAAATTCCAGACGGTGAGTGCTGTATCCTTCACCGCCAGCCAGAAACGTTTCGTGGCTTCGCTCGCACCTTGAAACTTCTTCAGGATCGCGCCGATGACCGAGTCGCCGCCCTTCTTCCATGCTTCGTAGTCATCGATGATCAGATAGATCGCTGCCGCCAGCAGCGCGATCGCGGCGACGATGGCGAGTATCCACAGGTTTGTTATCAATGCAGCGGCTTCTTCCTCTTCTTGGGCAGTAGCGAGACCCTTGTAGTACTTGGTGAGCAAACCTATGCTGCCGACAAGCCCACCGATGGCAGAGATTCCACTTTGCACCCATGAAGCCAGCTGCGTCGCGACTAGAACTCCAACCGCAGCGCCCAGCAGCTTCATCGCCGTCGAGAGCACGTTCGTCTTTCCGGTCAGCTCGCCGATGAAGGTGAGTATGTTCTCGGCTGACGAAGCGAAGAGTCCAACCCAGTAATGAATGCGCTGCATGACGGCTTCGCCGTTCTGATGCCACCACGTCAGGAAGCTGGTCATCGCCTTCTGGAACATGGGCATCAGCGACAAGCCGATCGTCGCCGTGATCACGCCCAGCGCGCGCTTCGCCTTGTTGAATGCAACCTCGAAGTCTTCTGCCTTCTTGTAGTCTTCAGCCTTGAACGGCAGTCCCTTCTTGGCTTCGTCGTAGAGCTTCTCGAACTCTGCGCGCCCATTACGAAGCATTCTGATCATGCTGGGATCGATGCCCAGACGAGTAGCGAGCAGGTTGCGCTCACCAGCCGTCATCGTCGTCATGCGTTCCGCTACGTCGCCGAGGAACTCCCGCAGGTCTTTCACCTTGCCAGTCGCGTCCTTCACGGTGATGCCGTACTGCTGGAGAGCTTTGGTCGCAAAGCGTCCCTGTCCGATCGCGACCGCTTGCACAACCTTCTGCAGTGTCACCAGCGAGTTCGTCATGCTTTCCGTGGTGATGCCGAACTCGATGCCCATGCGGTTGTAAGTCGCGATCGCTTCCGTGGCGATGCCATAGGTCTCGGAGATGCGCTGAATTTCTGCGAGCGGACGAGTCGCTTCCTTGGTCAGCGCGAACAAGCCGCCGACTGACAATGCCGTGATGCCGGAGAACTCCAGCATCTTCTTCGACAGATCGACGAGCTTGTCCTGATACTCATTCAGTCCCTTCGCGTCCACCTCGAAGCCGAGGCGCGAGAAGAAGGTCTGCAGCAGCGTGCCTTCAGCCACGGGTCGCCCTTCTCATCTTTGCTTCTTCGCGTTCATGGAAGCGACGAAGGTATTCCTCTTCTTCATCCATGGCTTCATGAAAGTCTGCAAGGTCGTCGAGTGAATAGGTTCCATTGGAGAGTTCGTGCAGAGTGCAGAGCGGCGGGTTGCGCATGACTGGTCGCATGACGTACCAGTCGATGTTCGCGCTTTCTATGACGATTCCGTCATTGTGAACGCGGCGGGGGAACGTGAGCTGATTGCGCTGAAAAAAGGGGAGAGATTGAACTTGACCGCCTCCCATAGCACCGTGAGACTGTCGAGTTCATAGCCGTCGAACTTCGTGTCCAGATCGGTATCCATTCCCGCGAAGATGCGCTGCTTGTTCAGCCAGACATAGGGGAAGACCATGCGTTCGAGTTCAACGAGGTCATCATCGTTGAGCCGCTCGAAGAATTGCAGCTTGGTTGCGAGCGTATCAAGTTCGACCGGACTCACTTCCTCGATCTTCACCATCTTGCCGCCAGCTCCCAGAAGCAGACGCAGCAGCGGATCGCCGAAGAGCTTGCCCAGCCGCGTTATCAGGCGCACGGCTTTCGTCGATGGCATCTTGTGAAAGACGTACTCGCGACCGTTTAGTTCAAAGTGCTTGATTCCTTCGTGATCTTCCATCCGTTAACCGTCCTTAGAAGCCGGGGATCGCCGCGCCGAACACCGATCCCGCCGATCGCGCCACCGAGATCGCCGACGAGAGTTCTCCGATGACGCCGACATCAACGACGTGACGCTCGAACTGCATGGTCCACTCGCAGTCGTTTGCGTTCGCGCCGCGCTGCCAGACTGACTGCTTCGTGATGATGCCGCCAGTCGCAGTGATCGCGTCCTGCTTCATCGAGTCCTTGCAGCTCATCGACAAGGGAACGAACAGCGCGCCCTGTACGACCTGCTGGTTGTAGAAGTTCTGCATGACCTGATTCCCCGGCGAGGTCTGCTGCAGCTTGAGCGTGACAGTGCAGCCGCGATTCGCCGAGATGGACGCAACCATGTGACCGTCCGCGCCGACTTTCGTCGTGGCAGCGTCAGCCATCGGCTCGACCTTGATGTCATCGTCGCCTTCGGCGAAGTTGTCGATCGGGACACCGTTCACGGACACAACAATGCTGGCGAAAGAATAGGCGTACATCGAGTTGCTCCTTTGTGCTTACTGTTCAAATTGAACGTAGATGTCAACGTGCTGGATCGCGCCAGCTCCCTTGCATGCGATCGTGATCGGCGGCGCTTTGCGAGCTACGCGATCGGCTTCGGACTGATCGGCAATCTTGCCAGCAACGATCTTGTAACCTTTCGACAGGAAGTCGCCTGTGTTGACGACGCCAGCAATGCCTGTTCCCTTCCAAGTCCCCGGCGCGATCAGACCGCAGTTCACCATGTCCTGCATGGCGACATCGAGCAGTCCGGTCAGGTATGCCATGCCGCGCTCAGTCTGGGGAATCTTCGGCGCAGCATAGAGTCCTGAGAACGCCGCGTCCGCCAGATGCTGTCCGAGATAGTCGAGACCGTGACGCTGGTCTACCCAGCCGCCGTTCGCCGTGATCCCGGTCGCAAACATCGGCGCAGCTCCAAAGAACGCATAGTAGTTCGCGTTCTTTGAGTCCAGCACCGTTTTGTCGTTGGTGTTCAGGTTCGACGGTGTCACGCCGGGACAGGTCTTGAAGCACATCGTGATGGTCGAGTCTGGCTGCGAGAAATCGACCGCCAGCTCGCGCGCCAGCGCGGAGACCATCAGGTAGTCACCCAGTCCCTGCGGATCGTTGTACGCGTCACAGGTGCGCGAATATGCCTTGCCCTTTGCGACGCTGGCAAAGTCGGTCGTCGCCGTAGGCGAGCGCATGTTCTGATCGCCGGAAGCATGGCCGAACAGCTTGGTGTTCGCTTCTACCCATTCCGCCGCTTCCATGGCTTCAGTGTCGGTGAAGTCCCGCGTCAGTACGACGCCATAGAACGAAATGGCGGCAGAGCATGCATCGAGTGCTGCATCGACGGATTCTTCGGCAGCGATCCCCGGTGACGAGATCGCGCCTTCCTCGAAACCGAACATTGCTGACAAGGTTGTCGGCGACGTGACAAACACGCCGGAGCTTGGACCAGTCGAGCTGCTCTGGCAGTAGAAAGCATTGCCAGTGAAAACGAACGACGGACTCATTACGCCGGAGACGCCGATATAAACCGGAGTGTTGACAACGTGCGCCGCCGCAGTCGAACCCATGGCAGCGCGAGTCACGATCAGATTGTTCGGATCGGTCGCATCCATCACCGTCATCAGCTCGTCGTCGATCTTCAGAGTGTCGCCAGCCTGTGCGGGTTTGGCGTTGTTCAGCGCGACGGTGGTGTCGGTTCCGGCATCCATCGGCATTGCCAGTGTAGCTACGCCGCGAACTGGATTCAGCAGGGCTTCTTCGGCGACGGCAGCGACAGCGTTCAGGTTGGCGCACTGAGAGAAGTCCATGTTGGTGACGCTCAGCGGTGTGCCATCGACTGTCAGGTTCAGGATTGAGACCAGCGGCATAGCTTGCCATTTCTTGATGTCCGGCTCGTAGTTGCCGGAGCCAAGCAGCTCGCCGCCAGCCGGAGCACTGACACGCCGCCCGATGACCATGGCAGTCGGTCGCGGATTCTGCGAGAAGAATGACAGCGATGCCTTGTACTCCTCTGAAGTCGAGGAGAACTGCTGTCCCACGGCTTGCACCGATGAGAACGCTCTGGCGCGCACGCCGAGTGGCAAGTTCGGACTCTGCCCAAGTACCAGCAGCGTTGTGAAGCCAGTACCGCTGGGATACGCTGGCGGCATCGACACGGTCACGTTGACGATCGTTGAAATCGGTATGCTCATGGAACTATCACCTCGTAGTGTGCGGAGCCGTCTTGATCTATGTAGACAGTCACGTCGAAGCTGGAGAAGTACGGCACGAGAACTTCGGCATGGACGACGAAATAGAAGTCGATCTCCATCAGTGCGCGTCTCTGCCAGAGCTGCGCCGGGACGAGAGTTGAAAGATCAGTCGGACCGCGTCGCTCGACGAGTCCGAAGTTTGCTTGCTGGAACTGCCATGTTCCCCACTCCGAGTCGAGCAGTGCATTCAGTCTCAGCATCAGATCGAATGCTCCGTCGCCGAATGCCTGAACATTTGCTGTTGCCTTGCGCTGTCCGTCGATGGTGTAAAGCAGATCGTGCGAGTTCGGAACTTCCGTGTGCGTTCCGGTTCCGCGCTCGCCTGTGACGTTGGTGATCAGCACCGTCATGAACTGCGCTTCGAGTCCGCCAGCCGGAGCGTTCTGGTTTGCCGGACGGACGTAGTCTGGCGGAAGCTGCAGGATTTCGCGGATGGTCTCGCGAAAGGTCGCGTTGACTACTGACTGTTCCACTGTGTAGGCAGCGTGCCTGTGCCGCCAGTCGCCGGAGCATATTGCGCGATCGCTTCCCAGAATCCGTTGTCGCTGCGATCGGCACAGCGCACGACGCGATACTGCTTCTCGCGCCACAGGACGACATCGCTCTGCTGGTACGTGACGCCGTCGGCGACGATCAGCTGATCGTGCGCCCAGCACGTGATGAAGTCGCCGTCGCGCTCGCCTTCTGGCAGCGCCATCAGCTGCGCCGGAGTTGACTGCTGGACGATCATCATGAACGCGATAGTCCCAGACGGCAGTGCAGTGTCGTACAAGCCGGAGCCGTCGAACCAGCCCTCAGTCCGCAACACCGACACAGGTTCAGGTTGCACAAAGTCTGGATCGCTCATCAGCTCAGACATGTCGATCATTGCGTTTCGTCCCTGTAGCTGAAAGCCGTCGCCACGTTTTTCTGCACTTCGTCACTTCTTGCTTGCAATCTTTGCTATGCCGTGACCGTTAATCAGCCGTTTGTCATAACTGTTGAAGCCCAGCATTGCGAACAGCAGCGCGGCTAGGATGCGATGAAACTCTGTCAGGTATCCGAACTCGCCGGGAAATTTCGCCGAGATGAAGGCAAGAGCATGCAGAGCGAAGACCAGTACAGGCAGCGCGAAGAACATGACGATGACCAGCCAGTAGACGGTGATGCGCCACAGCGGATCGTGCGTCTCCTGCGTTGCGGTTGACAGCTTGAGAAGCAGTTCCTTCATTTCTCAACTGCAAAGGTCACGCTCTGCATCATCTGGCCGCTGGCGCGCAGTGGCGCAGTGCTTGCCCTGCCAAACTTCTTCTTCCTTGCTGCGATCGTGGCAGGTTTCAATTCGACAAAGTCGCCGTGCCTGATCTTCTTCTGCACCAGTCCCTGTCCCAGCAGTCCAAGCCGCTCCAGCGCATACTCCTTCGTGATCTGGTTGTTCTGTACCTGAAACAGCAGTGCCTTGCTCAACCGTTCCAGCTGCGGCGCGCCTTCGCGCAGCGCCGGATGAAGGAATGGACGTTGTGGAATGTTGGCGGCTGGTGCGCCGTACTCGTGGATCGCGCCGATCTGTGCGATCGTCAGCTTCGCGCCTTCGTGCGGCGTGTCCGGCAATCCAACGCGCACATAGTCCGGCTTCACTGTCACCGCATCGTAGAGCTGGCGGATCGACACCTTGCCGGGAGTCACGACGGTTGTTAGTGTGACCTTCGATGCCATCGACTCACACGATCATCAGCCCTGTAGTGGGAAGCGTCTGCAACATGAACCAGTACTGCTGTCCATACGGCGTCCACATGTAGGGATTCTTGAGCATCTCTCCGGCGACGGCGTCGCTGTAGGTGATCGCGGTGTCGCCGACTTTCTTTGAGGTTGCAAACGACGGACGAGTCATCGCAGGAATGGTTGATGTCCCATAGAACATCAGCCAGTGCGCAACCCAGAGTGCCTGTCCGGCTTGCAGCTTGTCGCCCCAGACGCAGCTGTTGAAGTTCAGAACTGCCAGATCGATCGCAGTCTGGATGTCTTCGTCTGGGTACTTCGTCGGATCAGAGAATTTCGGGACCAGCTCACGGAACCGATCGACGGTGATGTTGTCCATCGCCCACCTTCACACGTTGTCCATGTAACGGATCGTGTTCAGGTAGCGAATCTCGACGCCGCCATACTTGAACTCGCCGGGAATCTTCAGGTCGAGGTTGACTGGCTGCGGCGGCAGGAACGTCAACGGCATCGGGATGTGCATGACGAGATTATCGGCGCTGCGGTTGTAGGCAACGACACGACGTCCGGCAGTCGGCGATGCCTTCTCCAGTTGCGGGACTTGAATGATGAGCAGCTCGCCGCCGCCTGACACAGTCGTGAAGTTGTTCTGCTTGATCAGCTCAAGCAGCATCTCGCCTGTGTAGGGCATGTAGACGTTGGTCCACGTCTGGAAGACCGTCGGCGGAACCAGCAGCGTGTCGGCGTAGTCATTCATCGCGGTCGCGTCGTAGACCGCAGCCAGCAACGTGTTGACGTCGGCGATTACGTCGCTGTAGGTCGAAGCGTTGGTCCATGGCGCATGCGCCGCTGGAACCACTGGCACGCCGGGATAGTTGCACAGCCCGAAGAGATCGCCGTTCTCGCCGACGAGTGCAACCTTGTTCATCAGGTTCTCGTAGGCGCGCAGCGCAGCGCGTGCTTTGGTCGCTGGCAGTGCGACATTCAGGACTGCCGACTGGCGCAGCTCTTCTGTTGAGTAGTGATAGCCGACATGCCCAAGCACGACAGGTGATACGTGCTCAGCCATCGAGAAATCGACATAGGGAATATCGTCGGCATTGTTACTGGCGCGCTTCGCCTGTCCGACGTAGTCCAGTGTCCGGTAGATGAACGATGTCACTCCCGGTCCGCCTTCAGTCGAGATCGTCATCAGCTTCTGGTACGGCAGCGGCGCATACTTGCGCTCGAAGACACCAGCTTCAATGGTCGCGAGTTGGTTGATCAGAAACGACATGCCACCCAAGCCCTGATCGGTTCCGATCAAATGAGAGATTGCGGGTGCTGCCAGCTCCAGCTGCCGCTGCCGCATGTCAACATATTTGCTCAGCATTGTGACTCCTTCCCTCAGACGATCGTGTTCGCAGGAGCGGGTGAGGTACGCCGCCACGCGGTAGGATCGCGGTTGAATTGTTTGTGGTTGACACTTAGTTCGTCAGGTTCAGTTGCAGGACTGCAAGCTGTCCGGCTGCAGCATCTGTGTACCACGTCGCGCCGACGATAGGAGTTGCGCCGCCAGCACTGGGAGTGCCATCCGCCGTATCATACGTCGCATCTTCTCCGCGTGTTACCGCAGTACTCGGCACACACCAGACGCGACCTACGCGCAGAATGCCAGTCGCCCAGCGGTGCGCTGTGTATCCAAGCAGTCCGGTAGTTGGATCAACGAAGCCAGCCGTCATGTCGCGCAGGGCGATGCCGAGAACGCGCCCAGCACCAGCACCAGCTGCCTTGCAGAATCCCTGCGTAGTGCCTTCCTGCACGAAGACGCCGAACGCGATCGCGGTTTCGGGGATGCGCGTGATCACGTCCTTGATCCCGGCATCAGCGATCAAGCCGGGAAGACCGGGAGCAAAGTCCCAAGCTCCGGTACTCAGGTCACCGAACCCAGTCACGTCGAGCGGTGGGCGCGGCCAGATGTCATTCGTGGCAGGGAATGGCGGTGCTACCTGAGTATCAACGCCAGCCTTGCCAGCCCTGCCAGCCGGACGTGACTGGACTGCCACCGCCTCGTGCTGCGCCTTCACCTCATTCGGTTCGTGCTGCGATGTTTTGTGCTTCTCGTCTACCATGCTGTCCTCCGATTACTTGAGGGTTTCTGTGCGAGCTGTTCAGACTCGTGCAGGATTACAGTTGTTCGAGAGACCTGTCGTCGGTCTTCTCATCCATGATGTGCGTGATGCGATGAACCCATGCATCGCGTCCGTCGAGCGTGCGTGCGTCTCTGGTCGTGCTGTCAGTGGCGAGAATGGTGCGCCCCAGCTGCACATTCCGGCGGTGCTGGTTGCTGGTGTCACGGTCGCTTGCGGTTGCTGCGTGGATGGTGCGCACCGCGCGCTGGAGATCGAGCGTCGATGCCTTGTCGATGGCGACGCCGTCGAGGATCGCCGCGATCTGCGACTTGGTCGCCGCATTCGCTTCGAGCTGGTGCAGCGCCGTGGTGCAGACAGCGTTGACGTCTGGATTCTCTGGAATCTCGATGCCGGGACACATGTCCTTCACGCACGCGTAGACCTTCTGCTCCGCTGCGTATTGCTGCTTGAACTTCTCCGGCGTGTTCTCTTTCGCTCTCGCCAGCTCGACGTTCAGCTGGTTGACGATCGCGTTCGCTTCCGCTTCGTCGCACAGCTTGTCGCCGATCCTGAACTTGGGATGTGCAGCGCGCTCTTCCGTCGCCGCCTTCTCGTGCTGCAGTTTCTGGATGATGATCCCTGCTGTGACTTCATCCACTTCGCCGGGATAGCCGTCCATTGCTACTTTGATCATTGGCTTGTGCTCCTCTCGTGATGTGATCGGATCGCGATCCCCAACTACGCACGAAGGTCCGCACCGCGCGCGATCCACGATCGCGATGTGATTGCCCTGAATATCAACCTGCTCGAACTCGTAGCCCTGCGTACCAGCTGCTGCGGGATGCAGCTCGAAGGTGTAGCCATTCGACAGCTGGCGGCGTCCCTTGTTGATCTCCTCGATCGCCGCCTTGTCGCGCACGATCACTGTCGCAAGCATCTTGTCGCTGTTCGCCAGCACGTCGTGAACGTCACCGACTGCCAGCTCGCGCCACGTCGAAGCATCGACGCCTTCCGGCGGATGATCCATGGTGATCGGCTTGTGCTCGAACGTGGGCGCAGCCTTCGCCAGTTCGTTCGGCGAGCGGTAGACCTGCACGATCGAGTTCGGTGCGCGGTCCTTCAGGTCCAGTTCGCGCGCGTAGTACGGCAGGATGCCGCTGCGCGCAATGATCGCCGGAGCGACGAGATAGCCTTCCGGCGTGTAGCTGCGCTTCGCGTTCAGCTTGATTGCGTCGTTACCTTGTGGCATGACTTATCTTCCCGGCAGAACGCCGATCATCCTGCCGCCGCCCAGATCGAGCAGGAACGCGAGACATCCTGTCCAGAAGAGGATGCGACCGATTTCAACCAGCTTGGGATTCGTGCAGAGCGCGTACATCAGCACGCCGATCAATGCCACCAGTAGCGGAAGGTAGATAATCATGCTGCTTCCTCCAACTCTCCGAACATAGCCAGCGCGACGCAGCGGCAGTTGATGTCATGACCGGGATGTCCAGTCACTTCCGGCGGCGAGTCCCAGTCGAAAATCTGTCCATCGTTGTCGGCATGCGTGGGACGAACGCGTTCATCGCCAGCGGTCTGCCACTGGTACTGCGTGATGCCGACGGACGTCTGCCTGTCCTCGTTGAATGCGGAGTTCATCTTCGCCGTCTGGTCGCGCGCGATCAGGTTCGCGCGGCTGCGCGTGATCTGCGCGTCGTAGTCCATGGTGGTGTAGAGCTTGTCGGCGAGCGTCTCCCAGCGTTGCGCTTGCGTGATGTTCTCGTACACATCATCTGCCAGCCGATCGAAGTACTGGTCTGGAATCGAGCGGATCAGCTGGACGTTGTTGGCGATCTGCTGCTTGACGATCGACTGGGTCTTCTGCTGCGAGCCGTAGCGCGTCGGCGGGAACTGGATGATCTGCGCATCGCCTGTACCCAGCCGGACCGTGTCCGTGATGTCAGCGTGCGAGATCGACGGCTTGGGCAGCTGGATGCGCACATCAGTAACTCGCTTGACCTGCGCGATCAGGTGTTCATCCACTGTCTTCAGGTTCATCATCGCCGTCGCACTGGCGATCGCGACTGCCTTGCCGTGCATCTTGAACTCGTTCGCTGCCTTCTGCACCATGTGGCGCGCCGTCACCGCGATGTGCTGCGCAAGGTCTTGATTGTCCGTTTTGATCGCAGCATCGATGAACGTGCGCAGCTGCGGTTCAATCGAAGCGCGTGCTGTCTTGACGACGTTCAGCAGCCGCGCCCTGTACCAGATTTCGTTACGGCGCGACGGGTGCAGTCCCCGTCTTGACGCTGACCGGGATCGTTTGTTTGCCACGTTGTGGGAGTGCCTTTGACGGCAGGACGCCGGGAAGTGCTACCTCTTCAGTCCCGCCAGCGGATGGTCCGGCAGTTGCTGAAGTCCCGGCGTCCATCGGTTCATTGAAGCTCTCGATCAGATCGACGTCGTCCTGTGTCAATGTCGAGTAGGTCTGATCCTCGAACAGCTGCTTAGTGACCATCTCTGGTTCGAGTGCGCCATCGGTCATGTAGATGTGATCGCGCTGCGCCTTGCGGAGTTCGATCTGCGACTGGGCGTCTTCATCGATCTGCCACAGCGACTTGAAGTCGTAGCTGTAGTTATCGGGATAGTTGCCCAGTGCGGAGCGGATCAGCACCTGATCGAGATAGTCAAGCTGCGGTCTAAGATCATTCTCCTGCTTCGTTGAGATCGAATCGTAGTACTGGCGTGTGTCGAAGTCGCCTGTGGAGCTGAGTCCCGCAGGACTCTGCCCATACAGGACCGTGTGCGGAATTTCCGCCGCACCGCACATCTCGTCCTGATATTTCTCGAACAGCGTGTCGTATCCGCCTAATGCAGCAGCGATGCGATCGATCTTCTCGTCGGCATCCTTGACCGCGACGCGGTAGACCGACTTCAGATCGCTGAACACACGCACGCGGTTGTATATCTGCTCCATGCCGTTCGCGTTCATGCCGATCATCTGGCGCATGCCGGGAAGCGAGACGACATCGAGCGATCCCTGCTGCATTGCCAGCAAGCATGCACGCTGCGCCGACTCCAGTCCCAGTACAGACTGCAGCACGTGATTCAGCGTCGAGTCATTCCAGCGCGCGTTCGCTTGCCAGACGTCCATCGGCAGCTCTTCACCATCGAAGCGGATCACGCGGCTGGCATGCCATTGCTGCGACGATCCGAGGATGTAGTAATACTGGGGCGTGCCGAACAGCGGATTCGCGACGTCGTAGATGAACGCGTCCTTCTGTTCCAGCTGCCACTGGTTGGCATTCACGTGCCAGCGATCGAGCACCAGCAGCCATTCGAGATCGTCCTTGCCGACACTGGTGGGATCGAGCGGCTCCGCTGGGTCTTGATTCTTGATCCCCATGAACATCAGCGAGCCGCCGTACAGGCGCGCCCACTTCAGCGCAGTGTTGCAGCGTTTCTTGACCTGCAAGTCTTTCTCGGCTTCTTCGATCTGGTCTACGTCTGCGCCTTCGGGATCGTCGTCGATGAAGTATGTCCGCCACTCGCGCGTCATGTCGTTCGGCGGCAGGTTCACGATCCGCTTCGCTACCCAGCTCGATCGGTATGCGTTCTCCAGTTCCCACTTCGAGAAGATGCGCGGAAAGCCGTAGAAGCCCTGCGCGTTCTGATCGCGCGGCGTTCCCATCCCGGTGTAGGTGTTCATGGGACCGCCGCCGGAGTAGAAGCCGCTAGGATAGCCGGGAACCGCAGGGAGACAGCCAGCGTCGTCCTTGACGAACAGCTGCTTGACGCGGTCGAGGAAGGGACTCACTTCTTGGGCGGCTCCGGTGGTTTGGGTTGTGGCGGCGGTGGTGGAGTGGGCGGCTTCGGCTTGTCTGCTGTGCTCATGGTTCGTCCTCATTTGATGGTTTGGTTTGTTTCTTGACTGGCTTGGCGACTTTGTAGGGACCGCGTGCTTTGGTCTGCTTCTCTTCTTCGCGCTTGCGTTCGCGCTGTTTGCGTGTCATGAACAGTACCTGCTTTGCGTCTTGGTGTGCGTGATACCAGAAGTCGATGATGCTCTGGTTAAGCATGCGGCACGTAGACCTGCACGCTGTTGGTGAACATCGAGTAATCCACGCGGCTGCGACGCCAGTTCACTGCTTGCGTGAACGCGTCCACGTCGTCGTCATTCTTCACTGCCGGAAACTTTGCGAACAGCTGCATCAGCGACAGCGTCCACTCCGCGCCTTGTGGCAGGTACACGTTCCCGGCTTCGACGTCTGCGGTTGCTGCCTGTGCGCGCGCGATCTTGCCACCTTCCGGCTTGACCGCGATGATGCCAGCGAACTCGCGCGACAGCTCCTCGATCACGGCTGGTCCGTTTGCCGTGTCCTCGATCAGTACGTGCGACAGCCGCCAGCGCGCCATCATCGAGCGGATCGCCGCCTTCGTCGCAGTGAATCCCAGATGATCGGTCACGCGATCCAGCAGGTACGTGCGTGGTCCGTTGAATCCGTACACGTGCAGCGAGACATAGTCCGATGTCTTCAATGCCTTGAACGCGCAGTCAACCGACATGATCACCAGCTCGCACTGTGGCAGCACGTCATAGAACTGCCACCAGTCAGGATTGAACATGATCCCTGTCTTCGGTGCTGGGCGCTGCAGGTACTGTCCTGAGTAGGCGACCGATCCCATTTCGCGCTTGAGCGTGTCGAGTACTTCCTGATTGAAGCGTACTGGCTCCAGCAGATCGCCCTTCTCCCTGATCCAGTCGTTGTGCGTGATCGGCATCGAGATGATGGTGCGCTCTTCGGCTTCGGCTTGAAGATCGAGATGCGTCCAGCCGCCGTCGGCGAGAAACTCACCAGCCGCATCGTTCTCGTGCAGCCGCTGCATGATCATCACGATCGAGTCGGTCGATGGATTGTCCAGCCGGGACATGAGCACGTTGCGGATGTACTCGACGGCTGTCTCGCGTTCGGCATCGCTGAGTGCCTTCTTCGGCGAGTGCGGATCGTCGATGACCAGACGCTTGCCGCCGCGACCAGTGCCGCCGCCGATCCATGTCGAATACATGGAGCCGGAGTTCGTCGAGGAGTACTCGTCCTTCAGGTTGACGTCAGCTGCGAGCTGCACGTGTTCGCCCCAGTGGAACCGATACCACTCTGTGTTGATGATGTTGCGACGCCGCACCGAGTCGCGCGTCGATAGAGCTTCCGCGTAGCTGGCAAACATCCAGCGACTGGTTGCATGATCGCGCGCCCATTCCCACGTCGGCCACAGGACGGAGACCAGTGACGACTTGCCGATGCGCGGCATGATGTTGATGATCAGCCGCCTGATCTGGCCCAGCGATACTGCAGTCAGGTACTCGCACAGTGCGTCGAAATGTCTGCCGCTGACCAGCGGCGTTGTCGGCTCGATCAGCGCCCACGCAGTGCGTGCGTAGAGCGTGAACGAGTCACTGTATTGCTGCGCTTCCCGGTGTCGGTACGCGTCGTCGCGGAGTCGCGCCAGCCTTGTCAAGTATTCGGTCGAGAAGTTCAAGTTCGGCATCTGTCAGGTCTTCCGGCGACAGGTTCGTCACCAGACTCGGCTCGCCGGGATTCTCGGTGGATGCGCCCAGTGCAAGACGCGCCACGCGCTGCGCGGATTCGACGGCTCCGGCCAGAGCACGGATGTCCTTCGCCTCTGGTGGTGTCTTCTCTGATCGATCGAGCGACGCGGTCACCGTCCTGCGGATGCGCTCTGCCAGTTCCAGATCGCGTTCGTTGCACTGCGCCAGACGCTCTGCCAGACGCTCTGTGCGTTTCTCTGTGACATTCTGCACCAGATCGTCGTTGCGTTTCTTGCGTGCTGCGGTCCAGTGATCGCGCGATGCGCGCTGGCGCACCGTCGGCGTTGACGTGCGGTATTTCGCCGCGATCTTCGAGAACGTCATGCCGCCGTTGTTGACGTAGTCGATCTTCGCTGCCGTCCAGTCGATCGTGTTCTGGGGATTCTTGTGCATCACTGGTGCAAAAAAAATCGCGGGACAGAATCGAGGCTGTCCCGCGAGTGATCCAAGGAGAACAGTTGGCAACGGAGAATAGACATTAGTCCATGGGCGCTTCGGTGCGCATCTGCCAGACCAGATAGCATGCACTCCATCGTGGCATCCATGCCTGATCGTACAGACCGCTGATGATCTGGTCCCGGCGATCGCCCTCGATCCCGGCTGGCGGCATCAGCTGCACGGCATCTTCGGAGAGATACCGCACGTAGCCTTTCTGCAAACGATGAGAAGCGTCGGTGCGCGAGATGCGGAAGCTGGGAGCATCGACGCTGGTGTTCGCGTCGCTCGCGTAGACGTAGATCGGCTTATTCACTCAGGGTCACGTCGTCGCGCTGGCGTGGAAGCGGCTGACTGGGGAAGTTAACCGGGACGATAACATACGCCAGCACGACGGTGTCAAGACTATAGTGACGTCTATCGCCTCTAAACCAGCCGGGAATCGCTCAGAATTGCCCTGAGAGGGGCGTTTGGCTCCCCGGTGGACCCCTTACACCTTGAAATCGTTAGATCGAAACCTGACGCGATTGGCGTGATTCTGTCATTATTTGCGTCGTTTGGTCATCTTGGCGATCTGTTCGCTGAACCAGAAGAGGTTGTCCGGCTTGGAGTAGAACTCCGGCGAGTCTTCCTTGCCGCCGACAACGCGCGGCTGGCGCGGCTTCTCTTTCAGCTTCGCCAGCCGGAGCTTCTCGCCTTGCCACTCGACGCACACGATCTCGTTCCTGTTGCGGTTGTGATATTCGAGCGACTTCCAGACATCGCCCCATGGGCGCAGCAGCGTGGGATATTTCTTGTGTCGCTGGTCGCCGACAGCCCTGATGATCTCCGACTGGTGACATGGCTCGCCGCGCTCGCGCAGGTATTCGCGCAGGTCGTAGATGATCGGTGCAGTGACCGATGGCTTCAGGCGCGTTTCAGATGCTGCGTTCCGCTTGCCGAATGCGGCGAGAATCGCCTGAACACTGCGGAGTTCTTCGAGGAGTTCCTGATAAATGCGCTCGTACCGTTCGACGGTTTCCTTGTCGAGTTCCCGTTTGGCGCTGCGTGGATTGGAATCCATTCCCTTGTTGATCGCTCGAACTCGTTGCCCAGCTCCGAATCGATCCGAGTCAGCAAGTACCGCGTTTCTTCCCGCGCTGACTCAGTTGCCGCGATCAATTTCTGCGTGACGTGGTTCGGTCGATGCGTCAACGCAAGAGCACAGTCGATGTCCGCTCGCGCATTCTGCCACAGCTTCGGTTCATCGCTGGGTATGTGTTCCGCCGCTTCGTCAACCAGATGGCGGCAGGTCCACAAGAGCAGCCTGAAGCGTAACATACTGTGATGTGCTGCGCCATCCTGTTTTATCCTGAGACCGTCAAGCAGGTCGAGATCATCATGCAAATGGAGTAATTCGTTCGTAGGATTCATGGTCGCCGTTGCCCACCTTTTAAACCGGAGAGTCGCCCAAAGTACCAACAGAGTAACTGGCACTTGAAGTGAGACGCTACGCCGAAGAAGTGGCGCAGTGCAATGGGACAAAAGTGGTGAAGTTATCAATGATTTCGTGGACGTGTGCGCGAAAGTCAAGATACGCTGTTGATAACGAACCATGGACGATCAAGAGCTGCGCAGTGAAATGATCACGATCCGCCTGACTCCAACTGAGAAGAGGAAGATTGAAGAAGCAGGTCGAGCAAAGTTCAAGTTAAATCTTGGGACCGCAACATTTGCGCGGGAAATACTGATGAACGCTGTCGATCTCATACTCGCGCGCCTGAAACGAAAGACACGCGAGTAAGCCGCCATTCCCTACTCAACCAGTGAAGCATCCCGCACGTAGCCGCAGGGACACCGCTGCGTCTTCGGCGAGAAGTGGTGACCGGGATAGCGCGTACACTTGACCGTGTACTTCGCTGGTCGTCCGCCGTTGCGCGGAGCCAGCCGACTGCGCTCCGCTTTCGAGATTCCCTTCCACCGCTTCTTGCCCATCATCGATGCCGCTTCCGACATCCTGCTCTTAGAAATGGTAGTCATTGCGCTCCCCTTCCTTGTTCGTTCGCCAGCCGACTTTCGCCAGCAGGACATCGCCGACGATCGGATCGTGATCGCCGTATGTGTACAGCATAGTTGCGATCTGGTTGATAGGCAGGTTCTGGAGCTTGCCGTTTTCGTTCAGCCACAGCTCTGACTCGTCGGTGATCGGGTCTTCCACCAGCTGGCTGCGCCGCAGCTTCGAGCTGTCGATCACCTCGATGTAGCCGCCGACGAAGCCTTGCAGCTCATCCAGCGTGAAACCTTCACCATTCGCCGGACGGACCTGAGTGATCTCGCCAGTCGCTTTGATCAGGTATGCCATCACCGCACCGCCTTTCGCTTCGCCCTGACTGCAGCGTGTGCGCGCTTGATCTGCGCTGGCTTCGCCAGTCGCATCAGTTCAGCTGCGATGTGGCATGCCAGTACATCCCGGTCGAAGCCCTTGCGCGTTCCCTCATCGAGACTCTCGTCGAACTCGTAGCCGGGATCGTGTGCGTCTGCGGCGTCCTCGACCGATCGCGCCCAGTCGTCGATCTGCTTGCGGTATGCCAGCCGCGCCTGATCCAGCCGCTGCTTGCGCTGCTCTGGTGTCTCGACATAAGTAGTGACGAAGTTCTTCATCGCTGCACCTCGCGGTTCAGGGGATCGCGTGCGACCAGACGATCCACGAAGTCCAGAGCGTCGTTCTTCGTCCCGTAGGTCCACTGCGGCTTGCCGTTGATGAAGATCACCCATGACTTCTTGAAGTGACCGACTGAAGTCTGCTGGTGCTCGTCCAGCCGGGGATCGTCACCAGTGCATTGCTCGACGGTGTAGACGAACTTCATCGCACACGCTCCTTCCAGTACGGCTTGCCTGTGTACGCTGCCTTCATCTTGGCGTCTTCCAACGCTTCCAGCTGTTCGCAGCGCGAGCAGATGTATGTCTGGTTGTCCCAGCGCGATCGTCCGTTGTATCGCACCAGCGGCGTCTTCATGATTGCGTTGCAGCGCGGACACGTATGTGCCGCGCGCTGCTCTGGTGTGTTGTTCATGATTAGTTCTCCCTCACTTGACCTGCTGTTGGCTGATTGGCTACCGCAGTTTTAAGCAGTTCCATATCATCGTTGACAGAGATCATCAGTTTTTTCGCCATGTCTGCGCTGTTTGCATTGACGATGAGTACCCACTGATCGACGAAGTAGTCTGCATCCGTTGAATTGATCACCAGTGTGACGCTTATAGCCGAACCTATGTTCTTGGTAGTCTGCGTGTCCACTGGAACCGAGACAATGCAAAGATGAAAGCCGTATTTATCACTGGTGTACTGGAACAGTGAGGAACGACCTACCTCATTCTTGAGGTCGTAGGCAAAGGCTTGTCCCAATGAATCGTCGGTCTTGCTGTTGACGCCCAGTGGAATGCCCTTGCTCTGGGCGGTGAGTGATAGTGGGCTGACCAGTGTCGCGAGGATCGCGATGCCGATCAGAAGATTGTTGGTGCGTGCTTTCATTACTGCTGTTCTCCTTTGTTGGTTAGGTGTTGTTGGTTAGGGACGCTCTCGTCCCAGTTTTCATCCAGCTCCGCGATGAACTCTCGCGCACTGGTGAACGTCTGCGGAAAGTAGCTGTGGATCGTCACGTGATCGAACCGTCCAGCCTTGAAGACGACCGTGCATTGATCCTGTACTTGGTCGTCGCCGATGGTGAGCCAACCGCTGCCCTGATGGACCCGATCCGACGTGACTCGGAGTCCATGGGCAATCAGTGCCTTCACGACTTTGGTGTTCAGTGGATTCATTAGTTCCTCGTGAAAATCTGGAACGAGCACTTCGGCGCGTTCTCGAAGCCGGGGCGACGGAAACCTTCCGACGCGTAGCCACCGCACTGCCACCAGCCAGTCAGCGCCAGATTACGGATCAGCCCAGTACCGCAGTCAGGGCAGATGCCTGTCGCGACGACCTGCTCCGCTTTCACGTACTGCGCTTCGATCCGCGCCTTGCTCGCTTGCCGTTCTGCTTTCGTCGTTCTCATGATTGCCGATCTCCTTTGATCTGTATCTATGATGCGCCTGATTTCGGAAGGTGTCAACAACTATTTCACTGACGTCATCACATTCGCTATGACGATCACTGCATCGAGTGCTGCGCCGGACAGGTCGCCGCCTTCCGCCTTGTCGGCGGCAATGATGTGCGCTGCAACCGCGCTCATGTACTGGGCGGTTGGCTTGCCATTCAGGAGCGAGGAGTCAGCCGCGATCGGCTGCTCCTGCTGCACTGGCTGCTCCGGCTGCACTGGAGCCTTGCGCGCCTTCGATACGCCCATCACAGGGCGCTTGCCGAACCCGAACTTCGGATCGTCCTTCGAGGGCGTCAAGGTCGCGGTGAAGGTGATCGCCGATCCGCGCTCGACGTCCGCTCCGCTGGGCATCGTCACCCAAACGATGAAGCCTTCGTTAGCCTTGACCGTCATCTTCGTCGTGAAGCCGTAGTTGCCTTCGTGCTCCTTGATCGACAGGACGATGCCACTGACGGTCACGCGTCCGGTAGGGCAGGGCGCAGCGGCTTCGCGTTCTGCAGCGCGCTCTGCGGCGATCTGCTCGCGCTGGGGAATCTTTGCCAGCAGCTTGCCGACGAAGCTCATCTGGTTCTCTGAGATCGAGCCGTACTTCACCAGCTTGCCGACGATGTCGGTGATGGTCGTCTCTTCGTAGCCGGGACGCTTGCAGCCGAAGTCATGGCAGTCGTGCAGGGGATCGGTGAAGTGCTCCGGCGCGAAGCCGCTGGTCGTGTAGACGTCCCACGCGGCAGTCAAGCCGTTGTCGGCGAGGATCGCTTGCGCCTTGCGCTTGCCAGCCTGTGCCTCGCGCGCATCGCCGATCGCCTTGCGAAACAGGTTCATCTCGCGCGCGTTGCCCATGTCCAGCTTCTGGGCGCAGTCGGTGCCGACGTGGATGTAGGTGTTCGTCAGCTGGTGATAGAACAGTGCGGTGTAGATCGCATTCACCGATCCGCAGATCGCGCAATTGCCGCCGTGCTCGTGCGTGCTGTAGTTGCCGCCAGTGTGCACCATGTGCGCCTTGATGGTTTCACGATGCATCAGGGCGACTTGGCAGTCACCGAAGGACTCGATCTTAATGCAAGTCATGGCGACGTACGTGTACTCTTCTGGGTTGATGGCTGATGGACGGTGTGTGTCGGTTCTCATTGCTTGAATCTCCTTCAATTTCTAATCTGTAATTATCATACGCCCGATTTGAGAAGAGCGCAAGGATTATTTTCACGCCGCGCAGGGCATCTCTTCTTCGCTGCCGTACTGGTCGTCGGCGGCGACTTCCTGCCCGATGATCTGGAAGAGCGAACCTTCCGCCTTCATCGTGAAGCCCATGCGCTGTTCGAGGTTGGCGACCAAATCGAACGCTTCGCGATCGTTCTTGTAGATCGCGTGAATGTCGGCGGTCGTCGAGAAGATGCACACGCGGCAGCTGAGACGCTTCAGGTATCCACCAGCCCAGACATAGACCGGATGCAACGGCGTGTTCGTCGTCGAGTGCCAGTCAAGGACATCGTGCAAGCTGTCAGAGAAGATCGGCATCCACTCGAACACCGTGCGGCTCTTGATCACCTTGCCCTTCTTGGTGACCTTGCCCTGCTTGGAGAGGCTCTTGTTCGCCTTCCACGGATTCTGCTTCGAGCGCGAGACCGACTCGCCAGCGCGGATGCCAGTGCAGTTGATGATCACCGTCTCCGGCAGGTTGCGCAGGAACTTCTGGATCGGCGCGCGCTTCAGGTCGCTGGTGCATTGCCTGTACTTCGGCGAGGGGAACATGCGGCGCTTCTCGACCATCGACAGGTACGTCTTCTTCGCGTTGCGGACCACGTGCAGGTCCAGACCATATGTGGCGCTGCGCTGGCGACCGAACTCTTCGGCGCTGACTGGCTTCACGTGCTCGAACCCAGTGTCCGCGTACACGACATACTGCTTCACGTTCGGGAAGTTCTCCTGCAGGTAGCCCAGCATCCTGACGCTGTCCTTGCCGCCGCTCATGTTCACCACGAACGCCAGCTCGCTGCCATGCGCCGCGACCAGTGCCTGTACGTTGTCGATCATCTCCTGCTTGCTGATCACCACCGCCGCCTTCTTCGCTTTCTTTGCCATTTCCTGCTCTCCTTCGATCTGTGATAATCATACGCTCGATTGCAGAAGAGCACAAGGAAATATGGGAACTTTTATTCCCCTTTATTTCAGTAATTTAGCGGTCGATTTCGGAACCGTACAGGTTGCGGTAGTACTGCCGGAACGGCTTGTGGAAGATGTGCTGGTGACTGCGCCAGTCGTCCAGCACAGTCATCTCGCGCGCCAGTGCTGCGTGCGCCTTCGCGATCGGGACTTCGATGCCGATGTATGCACTGGCTGGCTCGCGCAGCGTCACGTCGATCACGTTGCCCTGCCGATCGGTGAGCCACGCATGGTGGACCGGGATGATGCTGGCTGCGATGCCTTCCACGTAGCGCACATCAGGTGTCATCTCACACGCCAGCGCGTACGAGTTGTTGAAGCACTGCTTGATCTTGCCGAAGTGATAAACCTCCGGCAGTGGCTGCGGCTTGTACCATCGTCCTTCACGGATCAGGAAGTCTTCCATACACAGGTAGGCCCAGTCGTGTCCGTTGTGCATCTGCCGCCGCAGCGTGACCCACTGCTTGAGATACTCGACGAGTTGCTGCTGGTGCTCGTTCATTGCCCGATCTCCGAGATGACTTTCCAGCGCAGGATGCTGAGCAGCTGGCGCGCATCCATGTTCGAGTCCCACTGCTGATTGGAGCGCAGCAGGTCGCTCTGGTGCGCGAGGTGACACCACGCGCGATGCAGCAGGTCGCTCGCCTTCTTCTGCTTCCTGATCTTCCTGATGGTCGTCACTGGACACCTTCTTTGTTCTCAGGAGCTGGTGCGCGATGCTGTGCCAGTACCACGCCAGCCATCCGCCCCTGTGTCCGTATGCCAACGAACCGCTTGCACCATGGACACTGGACGCGCCACTTGCCATCTGCGCTGACTTCCTGATTCCCGCTTCGCAAGGTGCGGAACGATCCCACGCAGCGATCCTTCGCCGGATACCATCGCGATGTCGTGTTCATAGCGTCACCGCCTTGATGAACTCGATGGCAGCTGCTTCGTCGCGGTGCATGTCCATGGTGACGACCTTGCCGTCGATCCGCTGCTTGAGCGTCCAGCACTCGACGATGTCGAACATGTGATTCGCCAGATGCCGTTTCTGTTTGCGTCCGATCGCCCAGCGTGTGCCATCAGCCGACACCATGCGTTTACTCGCGTGCTTCGCGACGTCGTTCGGCGCACGCATGTGAGTGACCTTGATGCATCCGGTCATAACGCCACCTCCGCACGACCAGCATCAGTGAGCCTGTAGACGTAGACAGCGCCCTTCACGGTCACCCAGTGGATCAGCTCGCGCTGCCGCAGCGCGGTGACCGTCCTGAGTGCCACGCGGCGTTCCTCGCAGTCGTTCACGTATAAGCCGCAGGTCGAGGCAACTCCGTAGCTGACGGTCTGGCGTAGCTGGCGACCGTGCTGCATCGCCCAGATCACGTCGGTCTGGGCTTGGCTCAGTTTCGTTTTCATTGCGTCACCTCTTTGGGGATGCCGTTGCCGTAGCGTCCCAGATACCACGCAGACTCGATGTCGTTGCCGTCTGGCGGCAGCAGACAGTGTCGCAAGTGGGCGATGCAGAGTTCCTTCGACTCTGCGCCGCCAGTGATCCTGCTGCCGTCCTTCATGTACAGAACGAACTTGTACGGCTGCGTGTCGCGTTCGTTCACTGGACACCTCGCACCTTGCGGAGCGGCTCCGGCATGATCGCCGGAACGCCGCGCTGGTCGTCGTCGTCGATGTCTGGTTCACAGACAACGACACAGGTGAAGCCGTGCCAGATCGCGTATGCGGTCAGGCGGTCGTACTGGGCAGCGCCGCGTGCTTCGTCGAGAGTTTCAAAGTCGCCGTGCGGCTGGGCGGTCTCTAGGTTGATCAGGTCGTATTTCACTTTCATTCTCCTTCAGTAGATATGATGCGTTCGATTTCGGAAAGATTCAATTTACCACTTCAGCAGGTTGCGTTTGGTTTCTTCGGTGACGGCGATCTGCGCCGCATCAGACGTCATGCTCGACAGCGTCAGGGTCGCTTGCTTGCGGTTCTTCTCGCGCACGTCGTGGCTCTTGGCGTTGACGGACCAGTAGCAGTACCGTAGGTAGTCGTTGATCACTGGCGACAACGCCGGATCGAAAGGAACGGCGTTGAGCCGCTCCTGTGCCTTCTCGCGCGCGACATCGGCTGACGTCATGCGCTGCGCCTTGCGCTGGGCATCCGCCAGCCGCGTCTCCAGCTGCTTGCGAATTTCCATCTTCCAGCCCATGCCGCCGCCTTGCGGCCATGCGACCAAGTTGCTCAGACCGAACTGCTCTTCGATCGCGAGCAGCCACTTGTCGGAGAGGCTCTTGTAGCTGACTGCCTTGTGCCGCTCGTTATTGATCGCGCTGGTTCCGGCTGGCATGGTGTACTCGAAGAGGTACTTGTCGCCTAGCACCGCAATCACGGTGCAATCGCGGTCGCCCTGATTGATGTGTTCGGTGAAGGTGTCGCCAGCTTCGTACTGGCGCTTGCTGGCTGCTTCCTTCGCGGCTGCTTCCTTCGCCGCCAGCTTGAGTGCGTCGAGTACTTCAGAGTAGCCATTACGCTCGACCAGTACGTTGTTGATGTACGCGTAGTAGATCGCCTTGCCGTTGCGGACGACCTGCCCGATCCGCTCGTCGAAGTTGGTGTTTGCTGTTGTCATTTTTTTGATCTCCTTTGATCTGTTTCAATCCTACGCTCGATTTCGGAAGGTGTCAACAGAAATCGGAAATTATTTTTCAGCCTCGATCCGCTTGTCCCCCAGCTCGCCCAGCCACTGGTCCAGCGTGAGTTCATTCAGGCGGTACACGTAAACGCCACTGGACGGCTCCTGACGCCAGCCAACGTTGACGAAGTAGAAGTACCCTTCGCCCCGAACGAGGGTCTCCTTTCCCCCTCGTCTGGCGATCTCGGCGTTGATGGTGCGAAGCGTCAGGCGGCTCATTTCGCCGCCTTCATCTTGCGCGTCGGAAACTGGTTGAACAGCTTGCCGTAGATTGACTGGTTCAGGATCATCTGCGTCTTCCAGCACTCCTTCGAGCCGTCCTGCTTGGTGACGGTCAGGTAGCTGTACTGCCAGACCGAGTCGCCTTCCAGCTTCGCGGTCTTCACTTCGCCAACCTTCGCGACCAGCTTCGTCACAAACGCTTCGTACTCGAACGATGCATTCTCACGGCTGCGCTGGATGAACCGCTCAACCAGCTCTGGGCTGATGTCGATCAGGTTCGTCGAGTAGCGAGTCATCGAAGCCGCAATCGGATCACGCGAGGTAGTGATCGACACAAAAAACTGGTACTTCGCCAGCTGCTTCCGGTACTCCGCAGTGCTCAGGTTGCTGCTTGGGTAAGGCGCGACGACCTTCAGGTCGTTGCCAGCAGCTTCCAGTTCGGCGGTCGCACGCTCGATCATCTTGTGCGCTGCTTCCTCTGCGCGTTCGATTGCAAGCTGACGCAGCGGCTCGACAGCCAGTGCGATCGGCGTCTGGAAGATCGCAGCCTTCAACGCGACCTTGTCGATCACAGGTACGACTTCTTCAACCTCGACGGCGTTGAAGGTTTCATGACGACCGCGCAGGATGTCCTGCACATGCTTAAAGTAACGAGCGTTGCGGTCGCCGTAGCCGAAGTGGCTGTAGAACTTCTGGTAGGTCATGCGAGTGACTTCGCCTGTTGTCTTGTTGGTCACGTCGAGCACCTTGCGGGTCTTGATCTTGGTCTTGGTTTCCTTTGCCATGTTTCTGATCTCCTTCTGATCTACATCAATCGTACGCTTCATTTCGGAAGGTGTCAACAGGAAAATGAAAAAGGTCTGATGCGTCCAAAGGCTGGTGGGACTTCTGGTGGGACTCGACGAATCTGCACCAGTTTCAGTGCAGATTTTTTGCACCAGTTTCGGTGCAGATTCGGGAAATGAGTTGCACCATTTTCGGTGCATAGTCTGGTGCGTTTTCTGGTGGGACTTTCGGGGGACTCAGGACCGCTCAGATGCTCGCAGGACCGCACAGGATCGACCTGTCACTTTCGATGTAAGTAGCGCGCTGTCAGCAGGATAGGCAATGGAATCAAGAGGATCAAAAGTGGCGAAATTGGCATGGTTCGGTTCCTAAGTCTGGTGCGTCTGCCAATTCCGCCACTTTCGCAACTACCTTAGTTTACAACAGATTGCTTCTTTCCTGCACCATCCTGTTGCACCAGTTTTGGTGCATACTGGTGGGACTTTTGGTGGGACTCCTTGCGCGCCGCCTTCTTGCTGATGACTTCGCGATCGCGCTCTGCTCCCTGCTCGATGCGCTTGGCCGCTTCGCGGATCGTGGACAGGTCAACGATGTTGTAGCGTTGAAACACCGACACCGTCTTGTGACCGGAGAGCACCATGGCGACCGACTGGGAAATGCCGTGACGCATCATGTTGCGGATCGCGCTGCGGCGCAGATCATGGAAGAGCAGCCACGGCATCCCGGCAGCGTTGCACAGCGTGTCCCATGCTCCGCGAAAGTCCAGCACTGGTTCGCTGGCGTTCGCGCGTGAGATCAGGAAGTCGTTCGGTCCCTTGCCAGCGACGGCATGCACCAGCACGTCGTAGACTTCCTGCGTCATCACTGCCTGTCTGCCTTCGCCGTTCTTGGTCTGGTCCGCTTCGATCGAGATGACGCGATCGTCCATGTCGATCTGCCAGACACGCAGCGCCAGCAGCTCGCCGCGTCGGCATCCGTAGGTGTAGCCCAGCGCGAGCAGGACGCGGAGCCAGAGGTCGTGTGCGTGCTGAACCAGATTGCCGTACTGCTCTTCGTTGACGAATCCCTTGCGCGGTCCAGACTCGTCGAGCTTGGACCAGTAGGGAGCCGATGGAATCTTCTTCTTCTGGACCGCGAGCTGGAAGGCGCGCCCCAGTGCCGACAGGTCGCGATTGATGGTCGCAGCGGACAGCGTCTTCTCGATCTCCGTGGACCAGATGTCCTGCTCGTTGCGCTGACACCAGTCCTGATACGCTTCGAGGTGATCCCCTGTCACGTCCATCGCTTTCATGTGTCCGAATTTTTTCTGCAGCCGTTTGTCCCAGCGTTGCTGCGCACCTTCGAGACTCGCCTTCTGCTGATCCACCGGGAGTCCCTTGCCGTATGACTTCAGCAGCCGCTCGTATATCTGCGCGACCGTGTAGTCATAGCAGTCGCCGTCCACGTTCCCGGCGAGCAGCTTCTTCCACTCGGTCTCGCGTTTCTCTGCCAGCCACTTCTTGTTTGTCTTGATTCGCTTCGTGTATCGCTCGCCCTTCAGGACGAACTCGATGCGGAATGTGCCGTGCTCTGCTACGTAGACACCCATCCGTGTCCTCATTTCTGTTTTGTGATTGGAGCCTTTACAGCTCCTAGCAGAATAATGCAGGACGCATCAGAGTGGTGTCAATAGTTATCACAGAGTAACGGTCATTACCCAGCGGCGTAGCTGACCTTGTTGCGCTCGATCCAGTCGTCGAGATCGCGCAGGTCGATCAACCATGGCGAGTGACCTTGCATCACGACCGCCTTCAGTTCGCCGCGCTGCACGAGCTGACGTACAACGAACGGTGACAGTCCGATATATTCTGCGGCTGCTTTGATGCGCAGCAGACGCCGGGAGACGAACGACGATGTTTTCGGCATCGCTGAAACCTCTTCACTCTGTCAGTACTACAGTGCTGTACAGACCGCTTCGGTATAGCACATCTTCGCGCATTTCTCAAGCAACCAGAGCAATCATGAAATTGCCCACGAATCGGGCATTGACAGTGCGGTGGGACAGTTGTTATCACTAGAGACACATGGATAGTCACGCCACAGTCGAACCGCTAACACGTGCGGAACGCGACGTTCTTGCAGCCGTGAGACGCGCGATCCGTGAACATGGTTCGCCGACGGTGCGGGAGATCGCAACCGCCGCCGGACCGAACTTCTACAGCTCCACAACGCATCGCTGTCTGGTGCGGCTCGCAGTCAAGGGATACATCGAGATGAAGCCGGGAAAGTTTCGCTCGATCCGTCTCGCGCCGCGACGCCAGAAGAAGACAGAGATGCCACATGCCATGGAGTACCGCTGATGATGACGCCGCGATCCGACATGTCAATCAGGATCGAAACCAACATGAGCCGCGCCGACTTTCGCGCCATTCTGCAGGACATCGTTCAGTACGCGATCGAAGACCTGCCGTTCATGAGCGAACGTCTGCACGACGCAATCGAGCGCGCGAAGGTCGCGCTCGCACAAGGAGTGCAATAAAAAACGGATGGCTACACTAATCGATTTCAAAGGACAGAAGCTGTGTCCGCCGTGCTGGAACGGCGCGCACTTCACTTACAAGACAACCGCAGCCGGGAAGCGCACCTCGAAGCGAATCTCGAATTGCTTGCAGCGGCTGGAAGACGGAACAGAGTGCCAGTGCCAGTGCCGCGCACTGCTCGCCCAGCAGGAAGCGCGGCGGAAAGCGAAGGCATCCTGATGGCGACCGCCGTGATTGAAACAACCGAAGCCATCGTCGAGAATCGCGCCGAACGCCGCCGCGCGAAGTGGATCGAAGAACATCGCCGCTACATCGGCGGCTCCGAAATCTACAAGCTGCTGAACCTCGCCCAGTACGGCACTGGATGCCGGACCGAACTCGCATTCCAGAAGCTGGGAGTCGAGCCGGACTTTCCAGACACCGATCGTGATGACCTGCTGCTGGCGCGCGGCAACATTCTGGAGCCGCTGGTCGCGATGCTCTACGAGCAGGAGACTGGTCGCAAGGTCCGCCGTCCTGCCATGGATGCCGACGGCATGCCGAAGCCGAAGTTTCATCCAGAGCACCCATGGGCAGGAGTCAACACCGATCGCATCATCCTCACCGGATCAGGCGGCATCGAGGAGACTGGCGATCTGGAAATCAAGACCCGCTCTGAAGGACCGTTCCTGCGCGTGAAGCGATCAGGTCCATTCCCCGGCGACATCCTGCAGCCGCAGTGGAGCCTGTTCGTGACTGGTCACAAGTGGGGATCACTGGCGACACTCGGTGTCTTCGGTCATCTGCCGCTGGTCCACTTTGATGTCAGGTATGACACGGAGCTGCAGGAAATCTTCAAGCGCGAAGGCGGCGAGTTCGCGAACGTCGTCTGGGGGAAGGGACACGTACCGGAACCGACGCTCGACAAGAACGACCAGCGATGCAAGGTCTGCCAGTTCCGCATGCAGTGCCGGGGCGAGCAGATCGACAAGGCGGAAGTCGCCATGCTGCGCGAGATCACGAAGAGCAAGAAGGAGCTGGTGCAGATCGACAACCACGATCTGGCTTCAACGCTGGCTGCGATCGACATGATCAAGGGCGAGCAGAAGGAACTGGAAGAGTCACTGAAGAATGCGCAGGAGACTGCGATGCAGTTGATCGGCGATGCCAACGCCGCACTGGTTCGCGGCTACGGCAAGGTCTACAAGCTCGAATCGCAAGCCCACTACCTAGATGCAACGCGACTGAAAGCGGAGCACGAGGAACTCTACAACGAATACTACGTCTCGAAGAAGACTGGCAATCACTACCTTCGCCAGTATCCAGAGAAGATTGCATAACTACCAGCCAGAAGGAGAACACATGGCAACCGCAACACAACCACCGCCAGCAGAGACACGAGCGATTCAACAGCGCAAGCCGGAATCGCTGCAGACTCTGCTGGACAAGATGAAGGGACAGATCGGCATGGCGTTGCCGAAGCACATGACAGCGGAGCGCATGATGCGCGTCGCGCTGACGGCAGTGCAGAAGAGTCCCAGACTGAAGCAGTGCTCGCCGATCTCGATCGTTGGCTGCGTAGTTCAGGCGTCACAGCTTGGGCTGGAGCCGGACGGCGTGCTGGGACAGTGCTACATGGTCCCCTACAACAACTACAAGACGAAGCAGCTGGAAGCGCAGCTGCAGATCGGTTATCGCGGCTTCATCACACTGGCTCGCCGCAGCGGTGAAGTCTCGAACGTGTACCCAGAGCTGGTCTATGAATGCGACATCTTTCGCGTGCAACTGGGAACCGACAAGCGGCTGATCCACGAGCCGAACTACGACGAGCCGACACGCGGCGAAGTCGATCCAGACACTGGCGAGCTGATCGGCTTGCGCGGTGCGTACGCGGTCGTCAAGTACAAGGACGCGGCGATCGACTTTGAGTACATGCCGATCATCGAGCTGAACCGCATCCGTGCATCGTCGAAGTCGATCGACCGCGCGGACAGTCCATGGAACACGGCTCCGGCGGAAATGTACCGCAAATGCCCGATCAGGAAACTGGCGAAGCGTCTGCCGCTGTCGCCGGAACTGATGAAGGCTGCGGCGCACGATGAGCACGTTGATGCCGGAGTCGCGGTGTCTACGGCAATGGAGCTGGTCGATCTGGACGAGCCGATCTTTCAGGACACGCAGGACTATGGCGTCAGCGAGAAGGGCGCGCAGTCACTGCAGGAGATCAAGGCGAAGTTTCAAAACCCTCAACAGCCACTACAGCAGGAAAACCTCGACGCGGAGCCGCCGCCAGAGTCGCAGTCAGTGGCCCAGCAAGCACAACAGGCACAGCAGAAGGTCGAAGCCAAACGCGCGGCGACTACGACTACAACGAACTCTGGAAAGCGTCTGCGCGGGAACGCTTCCGGCTCAATCGAGGATGAGGGGACGTTTTGATGCTGTTCGACAAGGTTGATCTGGACAACTACATCACCGGACACCACGGCGAGGACCAGTTCACGGATCAGGACGGGACCGAGATCGATGCATTCGGTCCCGAAGAACTCCCCGGCGAGATCGGCATCCCGAACGTCCCCGCGATCGTCCGGCACGAGCGGCAGAAATTGCAGGGCGCGCGCATCGCGGCTGGCTTGTGCTGGCGGTGCGGGACTCCCTTGCGCGGGACAGACACGACAGAGTACTGTCCCCAGTGCGAGCGTGACGAGTGATCTGCGCTCGCTGAACATTTCGCTGTGTTTCTAAATGGGTTTCACAGCGAACGCCGTCGCGATTCTGGCTTGATGTTCTCCTTCACCAGATCGCGGCGGCGACATTTTTCGGATGGGACTTCAT